ATGAAATTTAAAATATTATTATTAAGTTTTATTGCCACGGGTTGCTATGCTAATGAAAGTACAGCAGACCCAGATATTTGTAATATCGTAAAAAAGGTCGCTTATAACGTGATGGAAGCACGACAGCAAAAAGTACCAGCACAAGATTTACAACAAATTGCCGATGGGTTAGCAGATGAAGAAGCCAAGCAGCTTTATCAAGACTTAATTAGCTCAGCTTATGCTGCCAAAGTATTTAAGACAAGTTTCTTTAAACGCCAAGCAATTGAAGATTTTCAAGCAGGATGGTATGAGGAATGTTTACATAGAAATGAATAATAATCAAAAAATAATAAGTATTTAATTTTTAAGAACAACTAATTAGTTAAGAGAATGAAAAATAGACTGACAGGTCTGTCTAGGTGTTTTAATTTAAAAATAAAATTCGAATTTATAATTATCTATTTAAAAATAAATGCTCCGAAGATGCCGCTGCATGTCGTTACCCTTGAACCCTAAAGTTCAGCGGGGTTTTAATGATTCTAACAATACAATGCAATATTAAGCAATACCTAGCGATATTAAAAAATCAATATTTTTAATAATTTATATTAAAACAATACAATGCAATATTACACAATCTTTAGCAATACAAAAATAGTCTATTAATAGTCTATTTTCAAAAATACGGTCTATTTTTCAGGTTTAAGTCTATTAAAGGTCTATTTTAAATGATTAAAAAAGCGGCAATTAGCCGCTTATGCTGTGTGTGCCATTTTGTTTTGTTCAATATACGCCAAAACATCAGCCTTCACATAATTTACCTGACGTTTGTGTGGTTTCGAAAAGGGAATACCGCCGCCTTCACATCTTTTCTTCTGCAACCATGGTAAAGATACGTGCATTACGATTGCAACCGTTTCAGGTGGGAAAGTCTGATTATCAGCGGCTTCCCAAAATTCTTTCTTGGCAGCCTCTTTTTCTGCATGTGTCATACGATCTAATTTAGTTAAACGTGACATATAAATCTCCTTAATGCTTCAACTCATTACGTTCTTTCTTCAATTGACGCAAAAGGTTGTGAAGAGTAACGGTTACAGCTTTATCTAAACTTTTAGTTGAATGGAATTCGGCAAGCTGAGAAAGTGCTAAACCAAAAATGTGGTATGCAAAAACCTTTGCAGCCTCAGGATTATTTTTGAGAAGCTCCTCAGTACTTGGACAAATGATTTTTTCAAAAATATGAACAGCTACCTGATCCGGAGTACCTTCAATACGGCTAGGGCTCAAATTAACTTCACCAATAACTTTGCTCATTGTTGAGAATCCTCACTTAAAATTTCCCATTCACCCCAATCGCCCAAATAACCAGATTTTGAAATGCTTGTTGTAATCACTTGACCATCATCACAAGTTACTTTCATTCGATTGGCATCTATGCGAACAGCTTTATAAACAACATCCATTTGTAAATTTGCTGGTAAAGGACTTGAGCCATTTACAGATTTAATTCTTACTTCCATTTTTAAGCCCTCAAATATTCTTCTTTAGTCCACTCAACAAACTCTTTATAAAGTTGTTGAGCTGGTTTATTTAACCGGTTGTGATAGTCGATCGTTATGCGGCGCCAAGTGACTGGTACCGCATAATGCTTGGTTAGAAACATTGCTTGATCCATGCCTTGCCGGACTATTACGTAGCCCAGCAATTGCAAGTAGTACATAAAACCAAGCATGTGTTTTTGGCTCACTTTCTTGTACTGATCTTTCATATTAGAAGCCATCCACTAATAGATGATCAGGGTCTGCTTCTGGTTGAGAAACTGCTGGATTTTCTAACTCATAGCGGCGTTTCTTAACAAAATCCATGAGTCGTGATTGAATCTGTGGATCTCGTGCGGCCACATCTATTTCCAAAGCATCCAATGTTGTGAGGTCCGGTGCAGTTTGGATTTGAACCATTAAAGAGGGTGGCTCATTAGCAGATGCCTTTTCTTTTTCTAGCTCTTCAAGACGTTTGTGAGTGGCGAGAAGGATAGGCTTCATTTGTTCGTCATCCCATGTGCGGGTATAACGATAAACCGCATTTACTTCTGCAGGTGTTTTTGACTCTTTTACACGCTGTAGAAGAGTATCTAGGGTTTGCTGATATTCTGGATCTACTTTAGGCTCGTTAGTTTCTGGAACTAATAGATCCTCGGATGATGAAACATAAGGCCCCTCAGTAACAACAATTGCACTATCGAGATCCTCTTTTAAATCTTTAGTAGGCTCTTCAATTACTGTTTTTTCAGTATTAACCTGAGGTGATTTCTCAACTTCATTTTCTAAAGGCTTTTCTTCTTCAACTTCATCAGTTGGCTTGTTCAGAAGTTTGAGCATATCTTCAGCAAACTCACCACCACTGACTTTAATAATCGCGCAGCAATGAGCAAAAGCATTATCAAAACTTGAGTGGACTTGGCCATGCTGAAGCATGCGTAATTGTCCTTTTGAACCATTCCACTTAAACTGCTGCACACCTAATTCAACAGTTGGACTTGGGTAAGAGCAAGTAGAACCTTTAGCAGGCGCTTCTTTTAATGGTTCAGGTACCTCAAATTCGCCAATAAAAATAGTTCTAGGCTTTAATTGAAATTCGAATTTATCAAAAACATCAAAGCCAAAGTCATAAGGGTTAAATGGTTCCCAGCCATTACGCTCAGTATTATTTACTAAAAGTAATTCACCGTTGGCCCAAGCAAGTTTGGCTTCAACTTTATTTAGAATTTTCATGCTGTCATCCCCGTTTTCGCTAAGGTTTCAATTTCTTGTTTAACTGCCTTAAGTTTTGCTGCTTCAATTTGGATAAGGGCATCTATGCCGAAGTGTTCACAAACTGTTTTCACATCTAGGCCGCGTTCAGCTATGAAGTTTTGAAGTTCATCTCTTTGTTGATCTGAGATACCGTTAAATTCTGGTGGACTAATCCAAGTGCCACGTTGCTTATCAAACGTGCAATTCAATGCTTTAGCTCTCATTAACATTGTTTGGCGCATGTTCTGGTAATACATGTGTTCTTTATCAAGCGACTCAGTTAATTGATTAAGGTCACCTGCATGCTCTGCTTCCTCACAGCTTTGTTTCCAGTTTTCTAGCTCTTCTTGGGCTTTAGCTGCTGCAAGTTGTGCAGGCGTTAAGGTGTTAATGTGGTCTTTAGCTTGAGTAATCAGGTCAGCCAAGAAAGTAGGATGTGCTTTAAGATCTGGTACCCATACTTCACCGGTTTCACCGCCTAAAGCACCTGAGTTTTTCGCATGATGTGTAGGCGAAGGTTTGAAATTAATAACGCGGGCATTTTTACCTTCACCAGTAGTAACAGTTGTTAGATAACCCATGACATCTGCGATACGGTAAAGCTCGTTACGGTTTTTACCACCTAGATCTGGTCGGTAAATAATTTGATCACCGTTTTGATCTTCTGATGCGTGTGCAATGAAAACAACATCTTTACCTAAACTGATCAAAGTATTGATGTATTGCTTGAACGTTTGGTTCGCTAAACCTTGAGCCTTTAACTTTAAAGAGCCATCTTTTTGACGGTTATTAGCAGTTAGCAATAGATGGGTTTTAATGCATTCAAGCATTGCACCCACGGTATCAATGACTACGGTTTTATATGGTGCTAAGTCCTGCGGAGTAAGGTTTGCAACATCACTCCATTGTTGAACCTGTACAACCGCACCACGACGTAATTCACCAGTACGGTGAGCACCACGGTCAAAGTCAAAAGAAATTGCTTTTTCCGCAGTAAAGCCCATCGATGATTTACCTAAACCCGGATCAGCGTATAGGTACACAATAATTGCTTGAACCAATAAAGTTTGGTCAGCAGTAATAATCGGTAGAGCCATTATTCTTATCCTTATCTTGAGCCTGTAAAACCGCGTTTTTGCTTATATGCTTTGCGGTCATAAGTAGGGATATTTGTTTCACGCAGTTTTATAGCGAGCTGCTTTCTGCGCTGAAAATCGATTTCTTGGGTGAGTTCATTCCAAACTTTTGGATAAGAAGTTTGGAACCTGAACACATTTAAAGGCGTCTTAACTCCGTCTTTAACTTTGTAAAGAACTGAGCCATTAGCATTAGATGCGTACACTTGCCAGCCAATGCGAACACAGTAGAGGCCCTTATCATCACGGCCTAAAAATGACTTGTAGCCGTCAGGGTGTTTTTTGAAATTAGTCATCTTTAAGCCTCCAACAACTTGTTACGTTCGATGAAGCCTTTTAGAAGGCCATTGATGTTTCGGATGTCTTCAAATTCGGTGAAATCGTTATATGACTTACCATTAACATCAGTAATTTCATTTACTGTGAGTTGAGTAATTTCAACAGCAGTGAATTCAGAACCCGGAACGCCGTAACTGTCTGGATGAGCTTCAAAATCAAAGCTAACGTTTAAACGGAAACTATCTAATTTGATTACGGCAACGCCAGAATGTTTACCTGTTATTTTTGCGGTTAAAACCCCGTAAGTACTTGGTTGAGTTTTAGGTGTAAAAAGAGTAGGTGCTTCTTTTGTTTGGAAAGCTGGCTGCAATTGGCAAGCAACTAAAGAACCACCAGAAATTGCAAGAGCAGCCATGCTGACAAATGCAAAGGAGTTGAAAAGGGTAGCTTTTACGTTCATAATTGATCTCGCAGTTTGCAAAAGCACATCGGACCTGGGGAGGGGCGGTGTGCTTTTTTGATGTCTACGAGATAAATATAAGAAAACTTAGTTTCATTGTCAATAAGAAATCTTATTTTAATTTAAGAAAGCTTACTTTTATGCTTTAATAGACAAAAGAAAACCCACCGTGGAGGTGGGTTGGGTGGGGTTACCGTGTTTTATTTTTTTGGTGATTTCAATTGTTCTAATTGGTGTTTTGCATGCTCTGCTATATTTGAATAATCCTCAATAAGAACTTCTAATAATTGCTCATTTTCCAAAATTGGCACAAACATCTGAGATATTGCTGATAAAAAAGTTGTAGTAGGCATTACTACGGTCACAGACTCATTAACTAGAGTATGAGTAGAATCCGATTCATCAGCCGATAAAGCACCAAAAGTTAAGCGTGTAGTGTGTGAATTCATTTTAATTTCTGCTATTTCATCAGCATAAATAGGTGTTTTATCTGATCTATTTATTTTTTTTGGCTTTGAAGATAGATCTGTAACACTATGCTGGATTTTATTGCTTGATAACATATTTTAAACCTTACTCAAAAGTAAATTCTTTGATTTCGATACTTTGTGCTTTTGTAGCACTAAACCAAGTGGTATGACTGTTAGAGCCAACGGCAATTTCACGAACTTGTGTATTTAAATTTGGTGTTGATGCTGTTAGAACTCTTTCTTCAAACAATATTTTTTTAACCTTTTTAAATGTTGCAAACTCTATTTGACCAGAATTCCATGGTTGGTATGGTTTGGTCATAGAACTATTATAAAAAGCAATATCAACATCATAACCAAGAGCATTTGCAAATGAGCAAATACTCTCAATAGTGAGGTTGGAGTCTCCTGACAATATTCTAGTTACTCTGCCTTTGCTAATATTGCAAGCTTCCGCCATTTCTGAGCGTGACTTCCCTGAGTGCAGCATAAGCGCATTGAGTGCTGAAGCCCATTGAATTTTTTTTACTTCAATTGCAGAAAAATTAGAGATTGTTTTACACATTACTTTTTTATTATTCATATTATTCTCTCCTGAAAACCTTTAGGATTATTGAAAAATGGTAGCAAGGCATCTCCAATCTCTTTAATTTTGGGGTTTTGATGTAGATTACTATCTTCACGTTTCGTTAGTATTCGTAGAACCATTATCGCTTTACTATGATTCATATAACACCAATAAATACGCACTGCACTTTTCCTAATTCGTAAGACATTAACATCAACTGTTTTGTGGGCATTTTGAATTCTGAAGCCAGATTCATGACATGCTGTACTCGAGTAAAACCCTTCTAGTGGTAGCCCGTGATATGCGTTTTCATTTAACTGAATTAAACCTTTTCGTGCATGTTTAGCACTTGCAGGATCGGACTGTTCTATACTAGAAATATCCTGATTTAAATAACAATTTCTAAAGTCTGCATAAGCCGAAGCATGAAAAACCCTGTAACTCTCATCAGTATCTTCAGGTAAAACCAATGGCTCTGGAAAACCAGTTGCCAATCTCGTAAAGTGTATATTCATGTTAGTTTACTTATAAGTCAACAATTTTGCAAAATACTGGTTATGGTTTTTGACGATTACTCATCATAAATTTGCGATTATTTACAAATTACTGTTTCATCTCCATGTAATTTTAAAGCGCAAAATCCCACAAAGCGGGGTAATAGCTGACATTAGTCAAATCCAAGACCTTGCTAACCTTGGATGGAAAGACCGACTTATCATCGGTCTTTTTTTATTATTTAATTTTCTGTCCAAGCTTTCCTTATTTTACCAACTGCACTACTTGTTCATTTGTAAGGACTGGAATAAAGACTTTATCACCAATGTCCTTTGAGAGGATCTTCACTTCTTCGGCTGTTAGCACCAAAGCTTCACCATGTTTCGCAGCATCATTGATGCGAGCAATAATCTGGTTGATTGGTCGTTTTGAATTGTCCATAAGTCTTCCTGTGATTAATGCGAATAAGGATGTTCTTGTCTGTGCTGACTTGGTGGTACGATGTCAGTAATAGCTGTAATGCTTTCTACCTCATCCATTTCAAAGAAAAATCGCTCACCACCATTCACAGAAAGCAAGCTTAAAACCCCGCCATTTATGCCAACAAATTCTTTAATTGTGCATCTTCCATCCTTCAAGCATACCTGAACAAACTCATTCGGCACGAGTTCCGCATCTGGATCACAAACCACATACCATCCATTACGGATAGCTGGAAACATTGAGTCGCCAGTGCCTTTAATACCATAGGCTCTTGGTCCTGCTGAGTGAGTTGGAACATACCCATCTCCAGCATTGCCTTCATAACCCATATCTGTGAAATAGCCATCCATGCCCATCTTTGAATAAGCCTTAACAGGAACATATCTTTTTTGGGTGGGGAATGGTTTAACAGGTATTTCAAGAAATTTAACAGCATCTTCGCTATCGGGAATATTGTATTTTTTCTTAAAAGCTTCGATATCCAGAACTTTCAATTGCGCAACAGTGCTATCCAACTTAGGTCCGCTTTCATCTCCATTAGTTATATATGAAGTCGACACTCCGAAATAAGCGGCCATTTTGCTTAATGGATCTGCTTTAGGAGCATAAGCATCTTTCTCCCAACCAGTGACATTAGGCGCACTAACCCCGACGATTTTTGCCAACTCGCCTTGGGTTAATTTCTTTTCTCTTCGTAAGGCGCGAATACGCTGACCCATAGTTTCTAGATTCTTCATATAAGTTATCTTACATCTTGCAAAAATAAGTTATCTTTGTTTTAATACTAAGAAATCTTATTTTTGAGGTTGCACAAATGACCAAACAGGAAGCTTATGAGTTGCTTGGTGTCAATGGTGTTGGCTTAGCAAAGTTATTAGGAATTGAGCCACCTGCTGTTTACCAGTGGCCAAATGAAAAGATTCCTTTAGCTCGCGAATACCAAATCAGAGATTTGGCAAATGGCAAAGAACCAATCAAACGAACTACTTCAAATGCTTAGGACCTAACCATGAGCAAATTATCAGTTGATATATCTGCAAGCGCGAGAAATGGAGTATCCCGCATATTGCATGGTCTTGATATAAGCAATCAAAAAGAGATTGCTGAACAATTAAAAGTTGATCCAAGCACCATTACTCGGCTTAAAACAGATAAGAAAAACAATGGTTTAAATGAAATTGAAATGTTTTGCGAGCTATTGAGCTTGCTTGGTTTAAAAGTCGTTCCTAAAGATTATCAGAGCATTGATAAAGAACGTGTTGCTGCACTTTTAGTCATGTCTAAAAGCTGGATGAACCGAATAGAAACAGTGGATGACTTATTTCATGACGAAATCAGCTGTCAAAAGGAAAAACTCGGATATTAAAAAACCACTACCTGCGCAAACAGGAGTGGTTTATAGGCATTCAGTCGAGATGAATCAAATGAATAAAACTAATTTATCAAATCAAACAACCGAACGCAACCAGCCAGAATTTTTAGTGGGTGACGTTGTAGTACTTACTAAAGAGTGTCGAAGTTTTAAATCAAACGATTTATTTGAGGTTAAAAATAAAACTTTGACTAGGTTGTGGACTATCAAATCGGAGAATCATTTGATTCTGGTTTCATCAAAAGAAATCCGCACAGCAACAGTTGCAGAACTTAACGCTAAACGCCGACTAACAAGCGCTGAGCAAGCATTAGCGGAGGTGTCATGAATAGTCAATTTAAGTATAAACCTGAGTACAAACAGACTCAGGAAATTCAGTCCTTCTTTGATCCAGCGTTAGTGATTCTCAATGAGCTACATGATCGTAACCGTAAAAATCTAAGAGCCAAAGGTTATGACGAAAATAATGCTGCAATAACGCGTGAAGAATTTTCACAAACTATGGCACAGCGTTTTCGCATTAATCAGTGGTTAGCAGGGCAGATCGTTAATAGTTTGGCTAATGCTGACTTGGTTCAAAAATTTGGTGGGTATGTAAAGCCTAAGGTCGGTGTACATGAGTAATTTTGTGCCTAATTCCTTTCAAGTGCCTAATGCATTTGTTGACGAGGTTTTAAATAAAATCTCTGATGCTGCATGCAAAATTTATTTAGTTATTTGCCGTAAAACTCGTGGCTGGAATAAGGAGATGGATTCCATCTCTTTAACTCAATTTGAAGAGATTACAGGGAAGAGTAGACCGACAGTTGTTAAGTGCCTTAATGAGCTTATCAAGGTCGGTTTAGTCATGGAACAACCAAGCACAATTCATGGAAATACATTCAAATTAGGTAACGATACTAGCGTTGGTTTAGTGCTTAAATTCCCTAGTAAAAAATTTTTACTACCTGAAATTTATGGACAGACTAGTAAAAATTCTTTACCACTGCTAGTTAAAAATTTTAACTACACTAGTAAAAATTTTTTACCGCTACTAGTAAAAATTTTTAACACACAAAGTATCACTATCAAAAACAACTCTCAAAGTAATAAAAAAATAAATAAAAAAAGAGAGCCTGTTTCTGAAAAACCTAAATCAGAAAAACCAACTGAATTTAATCCACGTTTAGTTGAACTACCAGCATGTGTAGATCCAGAGCTGTGGAACAATTTTGTTGATATGCGTATCAGCATCAAAAAACCACTTTCTGAAAATGCAGTAAAGCTAATCCTTAAAAAACTTATCTCGTTTGGCCCTTTGGCTAACCAATCACTGGAAAACTCAATTATCGGAAATTATCAGGGTGTATTTGAGCCTCGCCAAAATCAAATTCAGGAAAACCCACAATCTCATAACGTTCCTGAAGAACCGGGTTATTTCACTCAAATGTACGCTGAGAGCAACCGTTCAAACGTGATTGACGTTACGCCAGTGTCACAAGATTTTGGAGGCTATTAATCATGAATGAATTAGCACCATTTGAAAGTTTTTTAAAAGAACTAATTGCGGCTTACAGAACTAAATACGCTGTTCAGTTCAATAAGAATTTTCCAGTAGAGGGGAAAAATGCCGTTCCAATGCAAATCGTTGAACAGCAGCTTGCTAAAGCATTGGTTGGGGTTACACCTAACCAACTTCAAAGAGGCTTAGCGCTATTTTACGCAAGTACAAATACATACATGCCTAACTTCGCTGAATTCCGTGCTATGTGCATGGGTGATGATTGGTGGAGCGCTGAGAAGGCTTGGGTTAAGGCTTGTGAATACACTCAGATCTCTCAACACAAAAAAGTGACATTGCCAGACGGAAGAGAGCAGAACCAAGAAATTACAACCTTGACCAAATTTGTTTTAGACCAAGTTTATTCACTAATCCAAGATGGTGAAATGTACAAAGCCAAAATGGAATTTATCAAAATCTATGATGAATACAAGGCTGAAGCACAACTGAAGGGTAAAACCCAAGCTTGGTACCAAGAACCAATTTTATTAGCTCAGAAAAATGAGCAAAAAGTGCATATACCAGTTTCAAATGACGAAGCACAAAAGCATCTCCAATCATTGATGGAACGATTAAAAATCAATGGTCGTAAACCTGCACCAGTACAAAAACTTCAGGCAAAAGAAAAAGAGCCTGAGCTTGCAAAGGAATTAGGTCCAGATCCTTTCGATAATCCGCAGGAATACGCAGAGATGTGTCGCCGAGAAGGTATGCCGATACCTAGAAATATTCTTCAGCTAATTGAAGGGGCGAATGTATGAGCCATTTCCAAGATAAGCATGTGATTCATGTTGATGAACAAAATCAAGTTATCAAGTTCACACGTAGAAATGAGATTGTGGAGTGTGATCACGGGCGTATTCAAATATCAAAGGAAGATAATGAGATCCTTTGTATGGACTGCAAAACAAAACTTAATCCAGTTTTATGGATTGCCAAATATTTAGACCAATTGAATCAAGTCACCCAACGTAATAACAGAATGCTGGCAGAGGTCCGTGAAATACAGGCAAAGCTTGAAAAGAAAAATAAGTTTATGTGCAAACACTGCCATGAAGTAAACACTATTGATTTTAAGAAGCTTCCTTCACAAGCAGCTGTAGTGCGCGGTATGGCCGTAATTGATCAAGAGTTTGACGGTATGAAAGTGGAGCATAGCCGATGAAGTTAACTAAACAGCAACGTGCTGAGCTAAAACAAAAGTTTGGTGGACATTGTGCCTACTGCGGGGAATTACTGGGTGAAAAGTGGCATGCAGATCATATCGAAGCTGTTAAACGAGATTTAATTCATGTTGGCGGTGGCAGGTTGATAACGGGTGAAATGACTAGACCACAAAACGACACATTAGAAAATATGAATCCTGCTTGTGTCCCTTGCAATACAAACAAGTCATCAATGCCTTTGGAAGGATGGCGGAAGATGCTCACACATTATCGAGATGTTCAGTTACTACGCGATAGCACACATGCTCGTCATTTACTTCGTTTTGGACTGATTGAAATTAAATCTGAGCCTGTGAAGTTTTTCTTTGAGAATTACAAAGGAGCCAGCCATGAGTGAGTTTGAGGGTAAATCTGGAAAGTGGGCTTGGGAGATTCAAAAAGAACAACAAGCGAATCTGGATGAGCTTAAAAAATCAATAAGCGAAATGGCTCAGAGGTACAGAGTTGAGGCACACGAATTAAGTCGTATTAGAGATTTTGAAAAGTCTCAGATGTATAGCCATTTTGCTAGGGAGTTGGATCATTTAATTAAGGGTGGTGCTTGATGTCATCAATGAGCCTTGCTGAATACCGCAAGTTATTTCCGATAAAGAAAAATAAAAAGCGGCGTTCAGCAAAGCAAGTTGCCAGACAACCAAGTGTGGGTGAAATGGTACTGGCAACGCATTTAAGAGCGTGCAAGATTGGTTTTGAACAGGAATATAAATTCCATCCAACACGTAAATGGAGAGCAGATTTTTTAATAACGGGTACAAAGATTTTGATTGAGGTGGAAGGCGGGATCTGGAGTGGAGGCCGTCACACAAGAGGAAAAGGCTATATAGGGGATATGGAGAAATACAACTCTGCAGCAATGATGGGTTTTACAGTTTTACGGTTCAGCACAGAGCAAGTAAAAGCAGGCGTGGCGATTAAACAAATTGAGCAATTGGTAGGTGAAAAATGAGTGCAGTTTTAAAAACACAACAAATGGATTGGTCTAAATATACTATTGACGGTTGGTTAGAGCAGTTTGGCGCATGGTGTGAAACAGTTAGAATGAAAGGGGGTGATTTGCCAGATGGGCTTCATATCAATCAAATTTACTGGTTGATGCGTGAAGCTGGCAAAGAAGTACAAAAAAGTAAATCTTATATTCGATGTGAGATCAGTGATTATGAGGCGGATCAAATTCAAGCACTTTTACGAAGTCTATTAAATTCTGATAAAACAGATTTTACAACTAAGTTTGCATTAATTTGTTTAATTAAAAATAAGGTTGAAAATAAAGGATTGTTGAAGGTTGCTCAAGAAACAAACCAATCTAAAGCTCAGGTCGCAATTATGGTGAGTTGCGCTAGATTTTATTTATTAGGTCATGATAAAAGATTAAGACAAAATGGAGGTTCAAATGAAAACATACACTGTAAAACTATATGAAGGCGTTAGTCGGGAGAAAGTTAATGAAACTTTGAAATACTACCCTGATTATTTTGGTAAAATATCAATAATTACAAATGTAATTAATAATAAATTGCAATTAACACTAAAAGCATTTGAAGGAATCGACGTTATAACTGCCAATGATCTAATGATTAAAATCGTTGAACGTTTAAAAGCTTCTCAATTAGTAGAAAAGCATAATTTAGACTTGTTGACTGTCTAGACGCTTTATGGCATATTTTTGATATAGTGGACGAAGTATAAGTAATTCACTGATCTAAAGCTCATCGTTTGATGGGCTTTTTGTTTTTATACTTGCTAGATTTCAATTATGATTTAAAATTAAATCAGGTGGCTCGTCGCCAAACATCGCCACCTGAAATTCTATTAGAAATGATAGTTATTTGTTTGTGTCACCTCCATATTAATTAATTGTAGAGTTGATATTGTGTTGTACTGGTGGTGGGCACCAAGCGCCACCAGTACAATCGTTAAAAGCGCCCCTTTTCTTTGCATTAAGTAATGTTCCTTTGATTTAATGGTTAGATTTACACCACACATTAGCTGTCTTCATCCTAAATACATGGTCGTTACATTATAAATCATCTAAATTGAATGCTTGTCTAAATGTTAAGCGTTTAAGAATGCCCACTTAAGCATGTTTATATTTATGCTATAGTCCAGTCTAATTAGAATTTGGTACTTAAAATGAATATCTGTGTTGGTGGTGAACTAGATGGGCAAAAGATAGAGAAAGAAGGCAGATTACTAAAAGCTTCTGATATCGACCCATCTTTTAAAACTGAGTACTACAAGCAAGTTTTTAACCGCGACAACATTAACTATCATTTTTGGCTGCCAATTGGATCTGACTTACATGATATGTCTGAGAAAGTTCTAAATATCATTAGATCACCTAAAAACTAGTTTTATCGTTTGCCGGACGTATTACGGCGCAAATGGCCCCGCTACATACTAGTTATTGGCGGGGTTTTTTCTTTAATTAATTTGATGATTTAGTTCTCGGTAGTAAATAATTTACTATTGAGAACTAAGTATTTGAAAAATAAAAATAATTTTATTTTTTATTTTATGTTTAGTATGTTGGTAAATATTAATTATTTTTAGGTGAAAGTATGACTTTATTTATTGGTGGTCGCCATCATGGACAATTCTTGTCGAAAGACGAGTCAGATTTGAAGTTAGAAAGTATTCCAAAGCAGTATGGACCAAGAACAGGTATGCAAAGGCCAACAGAGTCATACTTTAGAACCCAAGTAAGCTTCCAAGGAGAAGTGAAAACGTTTTATATAATTTCTGGAAAACAACCAATCGAAATGAGAGATGAAATACTTGATTTATGGGATCAAGTAAAATCAGACATATATGCTATCTAAATAGTTTAAGAAATTTTCTTCCTTTTTCGGGCGGTTGTCTTTCGTGCTATAGTCCAGTCTGATTAAAAACTGGTACTTATAATGAATATCTGTGTGGGTGGTGAACTCAATGGGCAAGTGATAGAAAAAAAGGGGTGTTAAGAACAAAGATGTATATAAATATTAGTAAATTATAAAATTATTAAATAAATTCAAATATTTAAATTAAAAATAAGTGATAAAACTTTAACAATATTTACGTACGTGATGAATTTAGTAACTCAAATAAACATTATTTTAGACGGATAATTATAAAAAACGGAGTACAAATGTCATGAATAAGAATGTAGAGCTAATAAATTACATTGATGTAGCTGAGACAGTTTACGAACGGGTATATGAAAATAATAAAATTTCAAATAATTTGATTGTTAATCTAAATCGCATTATGGCTGAGATAAAGAATCAAGCTGCAGAAAAAAGACTCAAATTGAAGTACAGCTCAATAGACTTTGAACATTGTTTAAGTTTGCCTTTAGCTGATCGCAAAATAAAAGTAGATTTAAGCCTTATACCTCATTTTGAAGATCGTGAAGAAAGTATTTTGTGGTTAACTAACTTTATTGGAAAAATTTGTGAGCCCAGAAAGATGCAAAGACAGAAAAAAAATCTTCATTAAGTACCTGTGAATTTTAGATGAACCGCCCTTAAAGCGGTTTTTTATTGCTAGTAGAATATTGAAGGTATCTTTTCTAATAGGCACATACTATTGAAGTGTTTTTTATTTATTTTCTAGATTGAAAAGATTGCTATTTAAGTAATTTAAATATAAAAATCTTTATTGATTGAGAGTAGTTGTTATACAGGATATTTATAAGGATTTTAAAATGACAATTATCACATTGCTCGATGTTAAGACGAAGAAGAAGGTGATAGTTCGGTCCGTAATAGACCCAATAGCAAGAATAGACAAAAAAGGGAATATACAAATTATTCAAATTCATAAATGGCTATATGATGAATCTGGAGATTTCGTTGATGAAGACTTATATGAGGCACTCAACAATGGAGAAGTTGGAATATACATAACTTTGCAGTATATGATCATTAATATTGAAAATTAATTATTTTTTATTTTTAGTCAGTTTGAGTTCTTACTCTCTAGAGCCTAATGGTTACTACACATAAGACCTTATTAAGTATTACCTATTGATGGGCACATATTCTTTATAACTCTTGATAAGTAAAAAAATTATGTAGGCTAAAAATAAAACTATTTAAAAAAGAAATCTTTATCTATTTAAATATGAATATTTGATATTTTTAATTCAATCCCTATTGCTAGTGCTTAAATATTATGCCAATATGAAGTTGGAGATATTTCCGAATAGATATTTCCTATTTCAGGTCTAAGCGTTTTTTTTCGCTAAGCCCATTTCTGAATAAAAATAGGAAGTGGGCTTTTTTATTTTTAAATAGGCGAATTCAAACATGAGGTGCGACAGTTTGAAAAGTCTTATGATAATCAACAAGCTGAGCAAATTTCTCTAATGGTGTAAGCCAATCTAACGCTTTTCTAGGACGAGTATTCAGTGACATGGCAACTTGATTTAAATAATGCTGATCTGCCTGATTTAAATCAATCCCTTTAGGTAAATATTGCCTAATTAAACCATTCATATTTTCGCATGTGCCTTTTTGCCAGGGTGAATGTGGGTCACAGAAATATACATCTATGCCTAAATCTTCTTCAAGTATTTTATGTTCTGCCATCTCGCGTCCACGGTCATAGGTCAACGTTTTACGCAGTTCTGCAGGTAAATATTTCAGAGCTTCAGTTAAAGCCTTGCGCACTGATTCTGCCTTTGCATCAGGTAATGTTGCCAAGATACAGAGCCGTGTATTTCGTTCAATAAGTGTTGCTATCGAACTTTTATTGTCTTTACCTTTAATTAAATCAGCTTCCCAATGACCCGGTATTTTTCTTTCTTGAACTTCGGCTGGGCGCTCATGAATAGTTTTAATATCCTGTAATATAGAATCTTTTTTAGGTTCACCGTTAGCTTTTCGCTTTTTATTTTCATGACGTAGACAGGATAATAAGTCTTTTTTCAACTCACCCTTGGGTAATGCTCGTATCGTTGAATAAATCGTTGTATGGCTTACATTCATTGTTTGATCCAAATCAGGAAATGTCTTTAAACGCTTTGCTATTTGCTGAGGAGACCATAAACAACGGATCGCTTCAACAATAAATTTCCAGAGGATTGAATCGATTTTGAGTTTTCTGTGACCACGTCTACGTCTAGCAAAAGTGTTATCAGAAGCATATCGAGCTTGATAAACGTCATTGATGCTATTTCTTTTAAGCTCACGATAGATCGTACTAGGATGTCTTTTAATAAGTTCAGCAAATTTTCTGGCTGAAAAGCCTTCTTTTCTTGACTCAAGCATTAATGCAGTACGATCTTCAAAGTTAAGATGATGGTATGACAATTTTATATACTCCATAAACCCTTTAAATTAATTAGGTGGTTTATGTCGCACTTCAAGTTTTACTCTGCCATATTTCAGTATTATCAGTGTGTTGCTTTAAGTAACACTAAACCTTATTGATCAGCGCAAATATCAAAAAGGGGGAGCTTGCCTACTAGGCAAGCTTTTTAAATTGATGATTTAAACACAATAATCCATTTTAAAGCTCAATAGAAAGATCAAACTTCCATAGCTTTTATTCGTACTAATTTATTGAATATAATCGTTTTTATAATTTTTAAAATTTCCTTAAACTAAAAATGGAAAATTTCTTGTTGCAACATTGTTATAATAGGACTACCTTAAGAAAAATACTTTATAAAAATGAGGAGCTGCTGAAATGCCACAGTATCTCATGTTTGCGGAAAATATTTATAACAAAATTAAAGATGAGGAATTGTTTTCACATGACTGTATTGAAAATATGAACTTACTTATGACATGTATACGCAGAGAAATTGAGGGAACAGAATTTAAATTAAAATATAATTTTATTGATTTTGTTGAATTGTTTAGTAAACAATTAGATGAATGTAAAGTAAAAATAGATGTGAGTTTGATTCCTCCTCATAATTCAGAAGGTGAGTATATTTTATGGTTAGCTGGATTTATCGAAAAAATTACAGAAGGTGGACCTAAACCACCTCCGCCTATAAAGAAATTTATTCCAGAGTATATGAGCTTCAAATCTGAATTAGATTTTTTACCTTCAAATGAGGAAAAAATTCAAACCGAAGGTAAAGAAATTACGGATTACTTTAATTCAAAGCTTTATAAGGCAACTTTTAAGAAGTAATACTATATTGCCTGTGAGTTTAGCCACCGCCTTAGGGCGGTTTTTTTATGGGTGAGAATAATGGATTCTACAGAATACTTTTGGCTTACTCGGAAAAAAGAACCTAAAACCAAGCCTAAATCCAGACCGCTACCTAAAGCTAAAGAAAAATATCTCAAGGCCGAAGAAACTTTATTTCAAGAGCTAGAAGAGCATCGAATTGGTTATAGAAGAAAATTTCAATTTGAATCAACCAAAAATTGGCGGTTCGATTTTTATATTGTGAAGTTGAATCTTCTTATAGAAATTGCTGGCAGTCCGTGGGCAGTTGGCCGAGGTGGCACAAAGATAGCAAATTCATTTAATAAGTATGATCTAGCACTAGACCGAGGTTATGTATTTGAGCGTCTTGAGCCTCACCAAATTGAATCAGGCTATGCAATTAATTGGATTAAAAGCGAATTAGCGAGAATTGAAGATGAATCAGATCAGACCATTTCCTCCAACTGATTTTATGGATCAGGCCGAAGAAGAGGAAGCAATTCGTTTAATACCGGCTCCAGACCTAAAGAAATGGGTTGTGGCTAATTACTTAACTATTGGGGGTCCTATTTATAATCCAGATCATGATCATATTGCTGAGCTGCTTCATGATAATGACGAGTTTTTAGCATTCGCGTGGGCCTCTTCTGCATATAAAAGCAAGCAAGCTATGGTGTTAGGCCAGTGCGAAAAAGTCATGTTCAATGTTGGTGGCTGGCGTAAAGCTCGACAAGAGCAACAGATGCGTGATTGGTTTGGTTTTGTACCTACTTATTTAATAACTGTCGACGCTTCTTTCTGTGAGCGTGCAAACGATACAGAGTTCTGTTACTTACTTGAACATGAGCTTTACCACATTGGAGTGATGAGAGACGAGGACGGAGAAATTGTTTATAGCGATAGTTCTGGTCTTCCTAAGCACTATCTTGCTGGTCATGACGTTGAAGAGTTTATTGGCGTAGTTAAACGTTATGGACCAAGCAAAAATGTTAAGCGACTTATTGAAGTCGCAAAAAATCCGCCGTTTGTTTCGAATCTTGATATTTCAAAATGCTGCGGCAACTGTGTAATCAATTGAGCCTAATGGCTCTTTTTTTTGCCCATTTTGTTATACGTAGTTATACGATGAGGAAGTTATGGCGACACTAAAAGAGCCTGTGAAAATCTTTATAGTTCAGTCTCTTGCTTGTCGTGATACACCTCAAGAAGTGGCTGAACTCGTAAAACAAGAGTTTGGCGTTGATATAGATCGTGTTCAAGTTGCAACTTATGACCCTACAAAGGTTGCTGGTAAGAACTTAAGCAAAAAGTATGTCGAACTATTTGAAAAAACCAGAGATGAGTTTGATAAAGGCTTAATTGATATTCCAATTGCTAATAAGTACTACCGATTGAAGCAATACCAAAGACAACTTGAGAAGACTAGAAACGTCAAAACAGCCTTAAAAATTCTTGAGCAAGCCGCTAAAGACATTGGTGGTCAATTTACTAATCGCCAAGAAATTACAGGCAAAGACGGCGGACCAGTCCAAACAGTTAATTCAGAAATTCCAGTTCCAATGGAAGATTACTTAAAAGCGCGGAGGGAAGTCTTAGATGAGTACTGATGCGGCTCGGGATAAAGCCATCCGGATCGAGGCGCAAGAAGATTTATATTTCTTCACAAGGTACATGTTTAAGGAGCGCCGTGGTTATAAATGGATGCAAAATTGGCACCACTTAGAAATCTGCGAAGCTTTAATGAAAGTTTATCGCGGAGAGATAAAGCGGTTAATTATTAACGTTCCACCACGATATTCTAAAACTGAAATTGCTGTAATTAATTTCATGGCTTGGTGTTTTGGTAAGAATCCAGACTGTGAGTTTATTCATATCAGTTACTCGGCAATGCTTGCCGCAAATAATGCCTTCCAAATACGAACTCTTGTACAAGAAGAGGCGTATAGAAAAGTCTTTCCTGAGCTTACATTGCGTGATGATAGTAAGGCTAAAGACTTCTGGAGAACTTCTCAAGGCGGTGTCTGCTATGCGACAGGTACAGGCGGTACGATTACTGGTTTTGGTGCAGGAAAACTTCGTAAAGGCTTTGGTGGCTGCATTATTATTGATGACCCACATAAAGCACATGAAGCTTCATCAAAAACTATTCGAGAAGGGGTAATTGATTGGTTTCAGAACACACTCGAATCGCGTACTAACTCGCCAGATACGCCGATCATTGTGATTATGCAGCGACTTCATGAAGATGATTTAGCTGGATGGTTGCTAGGTGATAGAAAAGACGGCGTTCCTGTAGCTGGTGGTAACGGTGAAGTGTGGGAGCATCTATGTCTTTCAGCTATTCAGGAAGACGGATCCGCACTGTGGCCAGCAAAACACAATATCCAAAAATTGAGGCTAATGGAGCAAGCAGCACCATATGTATTTGCCGGGCAGTACCGACAAATGCCATCACCGCCAGCAGGCGGTTTTTTTAAGCCCGACAATATTCAAATTGTTGATGCTTTGCCTGCGGATGTAGTGAAACAAGTTAGGGCTTGGGATTTTGGGGCTACCGAAAATGAGGGCGACTTTACAGTAGGTGTGCGAGAAGCTCTAGGCGCAGATGGTTTTACTTACATTGTCGATGTAACTAGAGGACAGCTTGGACCTGACAATGTGAATAAGCGCTTAGAACAAACAGCAAAAATAGATGGGAAAAAAGTTTCTGTGCGTCTACCACAAGATCCCGGTCAAGCTGGTAAATCACAAGCTAGTTCATTTGTGAAGCTTCTTGCGGGTTATAGCGTGATAGCTAAGCCAATTTCAGGTGACAAGCTTACACGTGCACAACCATTTGCGGCCCAAGTTAACGTAGGAAATGTACGAATGCTCAAAGGTGAATGGAATAAGGATTTTATTGATGAGCTTCGTCATTTTCCTAATGGCACACATGACGACCAAGTGGATGCAGCTTCAGATGCGTTTAATGAATTACATGAAGGTTTTGAAGCCTTCTTTGCTGATATGGGATTTGCTCGATGAGTGATGTAACTTTTCAACATGCTGAATATGTTAAGAACTTGCCATACTGGCAAAAACTTGATGATGTTTGTGAAGGTGAAGATGCAGTTAAGGCTAAAGGTGAAAAATATTTGCCGATGCCAAATGCACATGATAAATCACCTGCAAATAAAAGCGCTTATGAGGCTTATCTTACCCGTGCAGTCTTTTATGAAGTAACAGGGACTACATCAAATAGTTTAGTTGGTGCAGCTTTTGCAACCGATCCAAGTTTTAAATTTCCTCCGGAACTTGCTCATTTAGAACGTAATGCAAATGGTGCTGGTTTAAGTACTTATCAATTGGCTCAAAATGGAATTCGCCATTTATTGAAGCATTATCGTTGTGCTTTATATGTAGATTATCCTGATGTGCCGCCAGCTCGTAATCTAGCGGAATTTAAAGCACAAAAAGCCTATCCGATGATTCATTTACTAAATGCCCTTGATGTAGTGAATTGGGATTCAGTAATGATCGATAACCAGAAAAAGCTTTGCTTAGTGGTTATACGTGAATTTAAGTCTGAGCGCGGTGCTGATGGATTTAGTAAAACCGAACAAGAGCAATATCGTGTACTTCGTTTAGAGCAAGAGGGAAATGGGGAATATATTTATTCCGTTCAGGTGTACACAAAGGGTGAAAAGGGTAACTGGGTTGGCGGAGAGAAGAAGTTTCCAACAGATTACAACGGGAATTTCTGGACCTATATACCTTTTACATTTGTAGGTGCAATTGATAATTCAGAAGAGATTAAAAAGCCACCATTACTTCCTTTGGCTAATCTCAATTTAGCCCATTACAGAGACAGTGCGGACTTTCAAGAGTCCGTTTTTTATATGGGGCAACCTCAATATTATGCGAAGGGTGTTAATTGGGAGTGGTATGACCAAGCCAAGAAACGTGGCATCTACATTGGAGCGAAAGTACTTTTGCCTTTACCTGAAAATGGTGGTTTAGGAATTGTACAAGCCGACCCTAATACTCTTGCCCGGGAAGCGATGAAAGATAAGTGGGAAAAAATGAAGGAGATGGGGGCGCGTTTAATTGAGAAGGGCTCGGGAAGTAAAAAGACCGCTACCGAAGCGAATAGTGATGACGCCGTTCAGCATTCAGTTCTTTCGCTCTGTGTCGTTAATATGAATGAAGCCTTGTCAGCAGCATTACGATGGGCTGCTAAGTTTGTAACGCCTAATGTGGATGTTCTAACTAAAGATGATTTGATGTTCGAAATCAGTCAAGAATTTAACAAACAGGGTTATTTAGCTGAGTTAGCTCGACAGTTATTTGAAGCAGCTCTACAAGGCCGATCTTCATTTAAATCATGGTGGGAATACAACCAAACAGGTATGTTCCCTAAACAAAAATATGAAGAAGAGCTTCAGAATGTTGAAGCAGAGCAAGATGGGACTTTAAATCAAAAGGTAGAGTGAGATGGCAACAGATATCAAAAAACTATTTGAAGTACTCACTCAGCACCAGGCCTATCTTTATCGTGCTTCATCAAAAACGGTAAATGAGTTATTGGCTTTATTCAATGATGATACGAGCAAGATGCTATCTAAGCTTCGGGATTTATTGGATGAGCTTAATGAGTCGGAGAAAGTTGCTTTAGCTGGTGGTAAATATACAACTTCAAATTTAAGGGAAATTAGGGATTTGATTGCCCAATGGTTTGCCAGTGTTAATTTAGCATTACCTGAAGCTTTTGCCGTTTCTGCTACGGCGCTGGCTGTTTATGAGGCCAATTACGTAGCTAAGCTCTATGGAGCAAAAATTAATAAGCCTGATGGGGAAAAACTATTCTTATCCGCTAAAAAAGTTCCGTTGGCAGGTGGCGCTCTTGTCGATGATCTGCTTTCAAGAATTGCTGAAAGTGCCCGTCAAAAGGTTGAGTATGCAATTCGAGATGGTATTAATTCAGGCAAAACTAACCAAGAAATTGTTCAGCGTATTCGTGGTACCAAACGGCTTAACTATGAAGATGGGATCTTAAATGGTACCAAAACTGATATTGAGCGAACGGTAAGAACTGTGCGAAGTCATGTAGCTAATCAAGCCTATCTAAATAGCTTCAACCAAATTGGCTTTGAATATGTCCGATTTGTTAGCGTTTTAGATGGACGAACTTCTAAGCTTTGCGCTTCATTAGATGGTTCAGTGTGGGAAATAAATGATCCGGCAAAGCGAGTGCCGCCGTTACATCCTAACTGTCGCAGTATCTTGGTTCCGGTCGAGAAGGACGGTCAACTTGTTGGCGAACGGCCATTTGTAATGGACGAACGTAGAGTTAAAGACATCCCCAAAGAAGAGCGAAGCCAGTTAATAGGACAGTTAGATGCAAACACCACATTCAAAGAGTTCTTTAAGAAAACAGATGATTTCTTTCAAAGGGAGTGGCTAGGGCCAAAGCGCTTTAAGCTCTATAAAGATGGGAAATTTGATTTTGATAAGTTCTTTGATCCTGAAGGCCGTTTCTATAGCTTAGATGATTTGAGAAAGTTGGATGAAAAAGCTTTTAAAAAGTTGGGTCTGTAATTTTTCTTATGTTATATTTTTTAAAACATCAGAATTTATACAATATGAAAACAATAGCTTTTGTATGTCTAACCCTAATTTCCATCACTTGTTTAGCTGAACCAAGTCAAAAATATCTTAAAGAATATGATCGATTGTCTGAAGCTTTGGAGTCAGCAATGGCAAATGCATATTCTTTTGATCCTGCAACTGGTCAAGTAAAACAGGCTACTCAAGGTTTAGAAGCTAAAAATAATTTATGTAGAGCTGCCCAGGCGAAACTAAACCTCACCACGTTTTTAAAAGACAATTTAGAGGAATCTAAAGAGCTTTATAAATCTATTGATGGTGCAGAGACTCTAGATAAAAATTATCTTAGTGGACAACAGCAGGAACAACAAAATCTCGTTTCAAATTTGAAAAAAGACCTTGTTGGAACTGGATTTAACTGTGAGTAATTATTGCCGATTACAGGTAATTCTAAACTCACTTAAGACACAATTTTCACCTATATAAGCGCCCAAATGGCGCTTTTGTCATTTATGGAGTTTGGCTTATGAGTGAATCAAAAGTTAGACATTTGGTACTTAAAAGAGTTTCAGATAAATCTTCTCATCTTGCTCTTTGTGACGAGGAAACAGGTATTCCATTAGCTGGATTAACCGCTGTAAAAATGAATTGTAGTGTTTTTGAGGGTCCAGCGACTATCACGGCAACATTTGATGTAGGTGGTCCTCAAGGCATCCGCTTAGTTGGTGATGAACCTAGACAAAAGGTTTGGAGTGCAAAGGAAACGTAGCGAAAGGCACTACAAATGCCTGAAAAGCAAATCAATATGTCAGATGCTCAATATATTCTGAGCACAAAATGAATTCTGGTGCCATTTCTTCAAATTAAGGTTTCAAGCCATGGCAATTTATGGTTTTACTTTTGAAAGATTAAAAGCAATTGCACTCATCAAATAGAACTTAATTTTTAACCATAGCACCTTCGGGTGCTTTTTTTGCGAGAAGAAAATGCCAAGCCCTATTATCCAATATTTCCAATATGAACATTTACCTGAACATTTGCAGCAAGTTAGTAAGCCAATTGGTGATTTAGCTCGGCAAATGGATGAGCAACTTCCTGACGGGCCTGAAAAATCCACAGGATTAAGAAAGCTACTTGAAGCAAAAGATGCATTTGTACGCCAAGCTTTAAGTAAATAATCATTTATAGAAATGAAGCGTCCTAAAGGGCGCTTTTTTATTGCCTGCCGAAAGCGGATGCTAACGGCGAATCCGGGCGGATGCCCATTTTGTATATATAGGTTGGATGACCAATGAAACTTAAAACAGTAACAATCGACGGTAAAGTTTATGCGGAAGTAGACGGTGATAAGCCGATCTATATTCATGATGACGGCAAAGAAATGCCACATGATGCACCACACTCGGTAGCAACAATTGCACGCTTAAACAATGAAGCTAAAACACATCGTGAAGCCAAAGAAGCAGCCGAAAAAGCATTAAAAGCTTTTGAAGGAATTGAAGACCCAGCGGCAGCTAAAAAGGCATTACAAACAATCCAAAATCTCGATGATAAAAAGCTGGTGGATGCCGGTGAAGTTGAGAAAGTTAAAGCTGAAGCTATCAAAGCAGTTGAGGAAAAATATGCCCCGATTGTTGCGCAACGTGATGCTCTAGAAGCCTCTTTACATAAAGAACTTATCGGCGGTGGTTTTGCTCGTTCTAAGTACATTCAAGACAACATTGCAGTACCTGTGGACATGGTTCAGGCAACCTTTGGTCATCACTTCAAAATCGAAGAAGGCAAGGTGGTTGCATATGATCCGAACGGCGAAAAGATTTATTCACGTGTCCGCCCGGGTGAACTTGCAAATGTTGATGAAGCTTTAGAGTCATTGGTTGGTGGATACCAGCATAAAGACTTAATTCTTAAAGGTGGTAAAGGAACTGGTGGCGGTTTTCAAGGTGGGGGCAAAGGTGGAGCACCTACTGGAATGAAACGCAGTGAAATGTCTGTTTCTCAGAAAGCAGATTACATCAAAGAACATGGCAATGATGCCTTCCTAAAACTACCGAACTAATCATTAAATATTTGGAGATAAGTAGTTATGACTACGACAGTTAATTCAGACATGATCATCTATAATCAATTGGCTCAAACTGCTTATTTAGAGCGTTTGCAAGATAATTTGAATGTATTTAACCAAGCCTCTAATGGTGCAATTGTTTATCGCAATGAGATCATTGAAGGTGATTTCAATAAAGAAGCATTCTACAAAGTGGGCGGTAGCATCAAACATCGTGATGTGAATTCAACCGCCAAAGTAGTTCCAGAGAAAATTGGTTCTGGTGAGTCTGTAGGCGTAAAAGTCCCATATAAATATGGTCCTTATGCATCAACTGAAGAGGCATTTAAGCGCCGTGCTCGTACACCAGAAGAATTTGCTATGGTTGTTGGTTACGATCTTGCAGATGCATTGGTTGCAGGCCGATTAGAGTACAGTTTAGCTTCTTTAAAAGCTGCTATTTCTAGTAATCCCGATATGGTTGCGAAAGGAAGTATCGTTGTTGATGGCCGCAAAGCATTAACTCGTGGTATGCGAAAGTTTGGTGATAAGTTTGGCCGAATTGGCTTATGGGTGATGAACTCAGATACATATTTCGATATTGTCGATGATGCTATCACTAAGCAAATTTACGGTGAATCTGAAATCGTTATCTATGGTGGTTTACCAGGAACCTTAGGAAAGCCGGTATTGGTGACGGATGCTGTAGGTGATAACGATGCTTTTGGCTTGCAGTATGGTGCTGTAACAGTAACTGAATCACAAGTACCGGGCTTCCGAGCTTATGACATCAATGATGAAGAAAACTTAGCAATCGGTATGCGTGCTGAAGGTGCATTTAACCTAGATATTCTTGGTTATAGTTGGGATACATCGAAAGGTGAAAATCCTGACCTTACATTACTTGGTTCAAGCGCTAACTGGATCAAATATGCAACCAGCAACAAAATGACAGCAGGTACCTTACTTGATTTATCGGGTACAGCGACAACTGGTTAAAACCTAAAAATTAAAACCTAAGGGGGCTAATAAGCCCTCTTTTTTATTATTAAGAGAAAAGCGCCATGAAGATTATCTATACACGCATTGCAGCAGCGGCTGCATTAGAGACAGGCATTATTGCTAACCCTGACTATTATGAAAACCCAAATTTGAAAGCAAAAGAGGTAATTATTTACGGTAATTATCCAAAGATTCAAAAGGATTATGAATCTTTGGAAGTTCCAGTTGAAGTTCGTAAGTTGGAAGTGCCACAAAAAACGACTTTGGCCACAGTAAATGTCGCAGTGGGAATTACCCCTGAACTTCAAGCTGTGATGGATGATGCAAAAGCTGAATGTGAAAAGGTAGTTGAAGAAAACACTCAGCTTAAGCAGAAAATTGCCATCTTAGAGCAGGCCGGTGGTAACCAGTCAGAGTTGTTATCTGAAAATTCACGATTAAAAGATGCAGCAGTCTTAGCAGATAAAGCTCTCAAAGATGCTGAAGCTCAAGTGGTCGGTATAAAAACTGAATTTGAAGCTTTTAAAAATGATATTCCTGCAATGCAGGCACGTATTGCTGAATTGGAAGCTGGAAAAGCGGCAGAAAACCCAGCTACAGAAACGGCAGCTAATGATTTTGAAAACTGGTCAAATGATCAATTAAAAGAGTATTTGGCTAGTAAAAACATTGGTTACAAGCCGTCTGCAACAAAAGCAGAACTTCTTAAATTAATCCCGAAGGAATAATGCAATGAGCTTTATTACTGTAGATGACGCAAATTCAATTTTGGGCAGCGATTTTGCACCAGACAGTGATAAGGCTCGTCTGGTGAAGCTGGCAAATGTGTGGATGAAAAACAGAATTGGTTTTGTACCAGATCCAATTGATCCACTTCTTAAGGACGCGGCTTGTGAAATTATCAAAGGAATTCTGGCCAAAGTAATTTATAACGGCAAAGAGCAGCAGTTGAAGCGTAAGAAAGTTAAGGCTGATTCTGTTGAGTCAGAAAAAGAATTTCAAGACGGATCTGAAGCAATCTCTAGCTTTGAACAGATAGCAATTGATTTTATTGATTCACTTGATTTGAAAGATCCAAATGCAAGTTTTAATGGCTTTGGCATACCACTTTACAGGGCATGATATGGGCTTACGTGACGAAATTCAGGCAGACATTGCTGAAGCATTTAATGATGATTTAGCAGATGCCATTCATACCTTTACATGTGAGCGGATCTCTAAAACGAATTGGGATCCTAAAACTGAAACTTATGTTGAAGTTAAAGAAAACTATTCTGGCCGTGGCGTTCTGTTTGGCTCATACAGTCAATATGAGATCCAAACACTTGGAGTACTGGCCACGGATAAAAAGGCAACCGTGCTTCAAAATGAAGTAACTATGACTCCAAAAATTGAAGATGAATGGTTAACTGCCTTAGGCTCATTCCGGGTAATTAATATTCAACAGGATCCAGCTAATACTATTTGGAAATGTCAGCTTCGAAAAGTGTAGGGGCTAAAATGGTTAATCCTGATTATGTTCCTGAATGGTATATCTCGCCTTTTCAACATGTGCAGTACACGCTTGCTCGAAATCAACTACACATGGATTTGTTATTTGAAGATATGGATAAGGCCGATCAATTTTTGGATATGGGAGCGGATGCGCAAGTTAGTACTTTTTCTGATGGTGCATATGCAATCGTCCAAATTGGTGATACGGCGGATAAAGACCGAATTCAAGTTTATGGATTGCTTTTACATGAAGCTGTTCATGTCTGGCAAAAGATTAAAAAGCTCATGGGTGAACGAGAACCGAGCTCTGAGTTTGAAGCTTATTCAATTCAGGCGATCGCTCAAGACCTTTTTAAAATGTATGAAGAAAGCGAGGTGAATGATGGGATGGAAGGGGAAAAAGCCAACTGAATTTAGTTTTGATGTGGCTAAAACAGCAGAGGAAAAGGTAAAGAAAATTACAATGGATGCTGTTCAGTCTTTAGTGGTTTCAAGTCCCGTCGATACTGGTGCATACCGTGCTTCTCATATTGTTTCGATTGGATCTGGTGACTATGGCATACGTGAACCTGAAACAAACCCTGTTAACGATGCAGCAATTCAAGCTGTAAAGATTAAGCTAGGCAATTTGGTCTACATTCAGAATAACCAACCTTATGCTGAACGTTTAGAAAACGGCTGGTCTGATCAAGCACCACAAGGTATTTATGGCCTCACTTTTAATTTTATTTCTCAAAAGTACGGTGGCTAAAATGGCAATGACTTTAGAGCAGACAAGGCAAGCTATTATTAATCGTATGCAAGCTTTTACCGGTATTGCTCAGGACAGAATCCAATATCCAAATGCACCAGGCTTTACGGTGCCAAAGGAAGGCTTATGGTGTCGCTTAACGATTGCAGGTGGTCCGAGTTTTATTTCAGGCATTGCTGATAGTCCTTGTACACGCCGTACCGGTAATATCATGGTCCAATGCTTTGCTCGTCCCAATTCAGGAATAATGGAAATCACAAAACTGAGTGATGCTTTGCTTGCCCATTTTGAATATTACTCAATCGATCATCTAGAATGTTTACAAGGACAATCAATTTTTGTCGGCCAAGATGCTGATTTCATTCAGTATAATGTGACCATTGGGTACAAGGTGAATTGATATGTCATGTATGCTGACTTTAGAAGAAATCGAAATTAAACGGCAAGAACTGGAAAGACATCTTGAAGATGTTATGTCTGTTGAGTTGAGCAAATGGCAATCTGAAAACAAGCTATGTGTTTCTGATGTGAATATACGCTTGGCTAATGTTGTTAGTCTCGGAGGGCCTAAACATAACGTTGTTACTGGAGTAAGTGTTGATTTAGATTACAAACCTTAAATTACTTTAATTAAATGACCGCTAAGAAGCGGTTTTTTTATGCCTTATTCACTACCACCTCATCGGTGGTTTTTTTATGTCTATAGGAATCACTTATGAGCAATTTTGTATTTAAGCGTGGTGACACTTTCAACTTAAATCTTCAGCTAGTTGATATGGATGAAGCCCTGCAATATCCACCAGATGATGTACGCCGTGCAATTGATCTAACCGGTTATACATTTACTTCACAAGTTAAAGCTTTGGCTGATGGAGCAGCTGTGGCTACCTTGACTTGTGCAGCTCTAAACCAGAGCACACAGAAAGGGTGGCTGAACATTAAATCTAGTGCAAGCACTGCAACTTGGCCTTTAGGGCTGTGTCAGATGGATATAAAAGCTGTAGTTAGTGGTACTACACAGCACACTGAAACTTTGACTTTCCAAGTGATTGACGGGGTAACAGCATAATGGCAAATCTTGTTTTTAAATTTAGTTGGGATCATCGGCCATTCCCGTATAACTCGGCTCAGGGAAAACGGCAATTCATGCTGCCTTTTGCCTCAGGTATCCCCAATCTAACTCCATCCTTTTCACAAATTACAGATATACCCGCAACCAACCCGGCTTCACGGGTAATTGGGACTGCAGCAGGAAATGTAATGGAAGTTGGGGCTTTTGGTTTGGGCGGTAGATCAGTTAACAGTACTTCTACTGATAAGATTGATGTGAATGGGTTTTACCATGAGCAATTATCTTCTTCAGCTTCGCCCTCAACAATGAACTATGCTGCATTTATCCATGTTAGACATATGTCAGCAAGTGGCTACGCATTTCAGTTAGGGGCACCAATGGGTGCATCAAGTTTAAATGCGCTTAAAGGACGTATTTGTAATGCTGGTGTATGGTCTGATGTTGCCGTTATCTACAACACCCACAATACAACAAAAGATTCCAATGGTTTTATTAAAGCTGCTTCTCCTGTAGTGAAGTTATTCAGTGATCATATTGAGCTTAATACGGATGCTGAAAAGCAGCCTATTCAATTTGAGAAGGTTGAAGTGGGTGATTACCTTCTAAAAGGTTCACTTGGTTTTGCTCAAGAAGGTTGGTATATCGAAGTCCCAAAAGATGCCAATGGGAACACTGTAGTAGCTGTTGAATATTCAACTTTAGAAAATGGTGATCTTTCCATCAAAACTTACAAGCGTAAGTTTGATTTTGAACTTGCTGCTGTTGTAGCAGATCACGAGAACCCGATGGACATTCCAGAAGGGCGTTGGATCGATATCCGCTTGCATGAAGAACCTGAGCCAGAGCCTGAAATTTTTCAAACTGAAACACCTGTTGATTTCCAGCCCAATAATTTATCAGAAGCCGTAGCTGCTGCAATGGCAGGTGTGGAACCGCCAGAAATCTCAGACACAGACGAAACACTTTAATAACCCGCTTAAAGAGCGGGTTTTTTATTGCCTAAATTTTGGAGAACCATAAATGAGTTCAGGCGCAAAAATTCGATTATATGCTTGTGAAGAAGCAGTTTTAGGAACTACTCCAGCAAATCCAGTCTGGTACACTGTTCGCCGTGTTACTGATAGTTTGACTGAAAATGTTACTACTGAAGATAGCAGTGAAGTAGTTGATTCACGTTTTCGCCAAGGTGCTGTAGTAACGGAAGCTGAAGTAACCGGTCAACTAGAGTTTGAATTATCACTAGGTACCTTTGACTTATTCTTAAATGTTCTCGCTTTCAATAACTGGGCTGCAAATGCTTTAAGTTTTGGTGGTGGAGTACGTAAGTCTCTTACCTTGGTAAAAGTCTTTGAAGATATTGGTCAAGTCTTTATTTATCGCGGTATTCAAGTGAATACAGGTGAAATGACGATCCAGACCACAGGCAAAATCACTGGTAACTTTGGTTTAGTAGGTAGCTCATTTACGCGACAGCAGGTTAATCCTGTTACAAATCCTATTCCAGCATCGACTCGCCCTCTGGTGAGTATGCCAAACGTTGAAAAGCTACTTATTAATGGTCAATCAATTCAGGGTAAAGCTTGTCTGCAGACACTTACCATCAACTTTAGTAATAATCTGGAAGCGATCCGTTGTATCGGTTCTGGTAAGTACACGCCTGAGTTTTACTTAGAGAAAATGATGGATATTGGCGTAAATGCTAATTTCATGTTCTCGGCAACTTCTGCCGCATGGATTGATGCTATTAAAACCCGTGATGTATTTACATTGACCTTTGATATTACAGATACCAAAGGCAGTAAGTACTCGTTTAACTTCCCGCAACTTGAAGTTAAGGAAGCAAATCACCCGGATGGTGGTGGCGATGACATCATTACAATAGATATCAATTTTGCCCAAGTGCGTACTAGTCCAACGATTGTACGTGCTCTTGTGTAATCAGCTTATTCAGTAACAAAGCCTATGGAATCCCATGGGCTTTTTTATTTCTACAAATTAGAGGTTGCTATGGCTTTAAAAGTCGGAATTATTAAAAGCTCGGACGTATCAAAATGGTGTGAATACAAAGGTGCTGATGGAGAGGTACAGGCAGAGTTCAAAGTCCGTGGTATCGCATATAAGCCTTTTCAGGTAGCTATTGAACGAGCAGGTAACCAGATCTCGTCTAAAGGCTACGATGTAATGGTCAAAGATGAAGATGCCAAGCTTTATCACGAGTTGTTAATGGATGCATGCGCCGCCCACTTAATCGAAGACTGGAAAGGTGTGGTATTTGCCGAAATCGTAGACGGTAAAACGGTTGAATCTGAAAAGCCCTATACACCTGAGAATGCCTCAAAGCTTCTTAATCTTGGTGATATTGGTATTTCAATCTGGCTATTCATTAAAGAACAGGCCCAGAAGATTCAGGAAGACGCAGACAAGGACAAGGCTTTAATTCTGGGAAAGTCATCGAGCTCTACAAATACCAAAAAACGTATGCGTCGAAAACGCCGCACGAAATCGAACAAATCAAGTTCTTAGGTGGTCGTATTCCTGATCCGCCAGAGTATTCTTATGCGGCTGATTCCATTCTTTCGGCATTTAGCACTATTGCCAGATCCAGACGGTATGAGCAGGGCATCCCGTTATCTTTAGATCAGCAGGCAATCAATGTCTATGCAGAGCATAATGATTTACCAGTAGCTGCTCATATCTTTAATGACTGTATTTTTGCATTGGATAACTTGTTTTTAGATGAAGCCCATAAAAAAATAAATTCCAAGTCCTCAAAAAAGTAACCCTAGAGTTATTTACATATAATAACTCTAGGGTTATTATTATCTCATCAAGTTAATAAGGGATTGGTGTGAAAAGTCTGGATTTAATCAAAATGATTGAAGCAGATGGTTGGTATGAGGTTAGGGTTTCAGGAAGTCATCATCACTTTAAACACCCAACCAAAAAGGGGTTAGTTACAATCCCACATCCTAAAAAGGATTTACCAAACGGAACTGTTAAAAGCATTTTGAAACAAGCGGGTCTAAATTGACCCGCTGTTTCCCGACTTTAAATACTATATCCCTTACAACTAATCATAACGCAGTGGGCGATATGTTTATGCCAAGGGCATGGAGTGTTGAGATGTTATATCCAATTGCAATTGAACGAGGATCAGATACTGAGGCATTTGGTGTCACTGTTCCTGATATTCCAGGTTGTTTTAGTGCTGGTGACACACTTGAAGAAGCTATTGAGAATGTTAAAGAAGCTATTTCAGGCCATTTAGAAATATTGGCTGAAGATGGTGAGGAAATCCCATTAGCTTCCGAACTAGTTAAATTTGTCGATGATCCTGAATATAAAGGAATGATCTGGGCGGTTACCGAAGTTGATGTTAGTCGTTATCTGGGTAAACCAGAAAAAATCAATGTTACTTTACCAAGCCGTTTGATTCGTAAAATTGATGAGAATGTAGGTAAAGGTAAGAGATATACTACTCGATCGGCTTTCTTGGCTGCTGGTGCTGAAAAACTTTTACATGCATAGCCTGATTTAAAAGACCACCTTCGGGTGGTTTTCCTTTATGTGACATTTAATGATCAGTTTGTTAAAGTTAGTACACTTTATAACAAATGGTGAAATTCATGAAAAAAATATTGGCTGCGGGTTTAATTGGTCTTGGGTTGGTGGGGTGCGCTACTCCAGCCTATAATTATCAAGCTATACCTAAAAATATAAGCAAACCGCCAATTGGATCAGTTAATAAAGCATTTGTAGGGGATCAAATGCTTGAACAGGGAATGGTGGTTGATCGTGAAGTTCTAAACGTCCCTGAAAATATTAAAATTAGTTTTGCTTATTCACTTACTTCAGGCATTTACTTAAAAACAGGCAAAAATGAAAAAGGGCAATATTTTCAGCCATTCAACACTGTCAGTGGTGGGGGGATGGTTCAGAAAAACCCTTTAGCTGACCCATTTAAAGTAGTTATGTTAGATACTGAAGGTAAGCTCTGTGTAGTAACAGTATTTAATGCAAAAAACTGTACTGATAAACATCAAGCTACTATGAAGACAGTAGCAATTGCATCAGATAATTCCTTCCAACAAACATTAATTTATAGTGGAAAATTTGGAAATAAAATTAATGTCGGGTACCGTGAATTCTCAAGTAATCAAGCACGTCCTGCATTCAATAATGATGTTGAATATGATTTAAGCCAATCTAAGCAAATAGGTTATAAAGGTGCTTTATTGGAAGTAATTGATGCCACTAATCAAGATATTACTTACAAAGTTTTGAAGAACTTTAACAAGGTAGATTAAGATGAGTGCACCACAATATAAACCAATGAGAGAAAGTGAAGTTTGTAATGCTATCGGGTGGGTGTTAATAGCTCTCGGCTTTATCGCAGGTTTTTTATTTATTCTTGCATTTGGTCGAATTGAAGTAGCTTCTTACTATGGTAAAGAAACGGTTTGGTCTGGAGTTATGATAGCAACAGGAATCGGAATTATATTTAATGGATTCCTTGCAGGCTACTTATTTCAAAAAGTAGCTAGTATTCTTCGTTACCATGAGAATAAATAATATCTTGCATAAGCACCCTAGGATGCTTTTTAAAATTGGTTTAACTACCCTGCTTGGTAATTATATTTAACTTAAAAAGAACTACCCACTCATTGAGTGGGTTTTTTATTGCCTAGAGGAAAGTAAAATGGCACAAGAATCCCGTTTGGTCATTGTTATTGATTCGCAAAATGCTGAACGTAATGCGCGTAATCTAGGCAATGAACTTGTTAGCATTGAACGTAAAGGTGAATTTGCATCTAAGTCTATGGACAGCTTGTCTGTAGCCACCAGAGCTTTAGCTGGACACATGGCTGGTTTATTAACAGTAGGTTCAGCCATTTCAAAGATGGATACATATACTGGATTACAAAATCGCCTTAAGTTAGTCACTAACAATCAAGTTGAACTAAATAAAGCAACGGAAGACACTTTCCGAATTGCTCAAAAAACCTATTCAGCTTGGGATTCTGTGTTACAGGTTTACCAGCGTTTTAGTGATAATGCCAAAACTTTAAACCTCACAATGGATGACACAGCACGTTTAACTGAAACAGTTTCTAAAGCTGTAGCAATTAGTGGTGCAAGCGCAGAAGCTGCTGATGCAGCTTTAGTTCAGTTCGGGCAGGCCTTGGCTAGTGGAACGTTGCGTGGAGAAGAACTTAATTCTGTAATGGAGCAAACCCCAGCACTAGCAAAGGCTATTGCTAAAGGTATGGGTATTACTGTAGGTGAATTACGTTCAGTAGCAGCTGAAGGAAAAATTACTTCACAAGAAATTGTAAAAGCGCTTAGAAATGTAGAATCTGATGTTGATGCTCTTTTTGCTAAAACAGATATCACAATCGGGCAGTCTCTCACACTCCTAAACAACGAGATCACAAAATTTGTTGGCGAATCAGGTAAGGGAAGTGGTGCGGCACAGGTATTAGCTGGATCAGTTCAAACTCTTGCAAGTAATTTAGATTTAATTGCTGATGGGGCTTTAGTAGTTGGTATTGGATATATCACTCGTGCAATTTTGATGAAGAGCGCTGCTATTAAAGAGGGAATGGCTTCAACTTTAGCGAGCCGCCAAGCATCTGTATTAAATGCTCAAGCAGAATCTGCAGAAGCTACCGCTGCTTTGAATGCAGCAAAAGCTCATCTCGCGAATGTGCGAGCAACAAATGCAGAAACCCAAGCTAAATTTGGAGCAACTGCGGCAGCAACTCGATACGCACAAGCACAGGCAGCAGTAACTGCTGCTACAAATGCACAAACAGCAGCTCAAATTAAGCTAAATACTGCAACTTCAATTGCAGGGAGACTAGCTAAAGGGGCGTTTGGATTAATTGGTGGGTGGGCTGGAGTTGCAACATTAGGAGTAATGGGATTAGCGGCAGCCTATTCTTATTTTAATAGTAAGGCAGAGGAGGCAAAGCAAAAGCTTGCTGAACAAGCTAAAGTTGCTGAGAAAGCTGATGAGGAGTTAAAAAAATTAACTGGCAATGATAAGGCTAAAGCAGTTAATGATTTAACTACTGCTTTTAATGCACAAAATAAAGCATTAGAGAAATCATCGCGTGCTGTAGGGTCTGCATTAATTGATATCGAGAACTATGCACGAGGAAATAGGGAGGTTGAAAAAATTTCCCAAGAAGCGAGAACTGGAACTATCAGCTATACAGAAGCCATTGAACGTCTAAATAAAATTAAGTTGCCTACAGATCTATATGAAAATCTGAAAAAACAGGCTGCGCAGTATGATGACAATGCATCTAAAGCAAGTTTATCAGCTGAGAAACTTAAATTATTAAGAGTTGAGGTGAAACTTGGAGGTAATGAAGCACAAAATGCGGCAATTCAGCATCAAAAACAAGCGGATGCTTTAGGAAATACTGCTACTGAAGCAGAAAAGGCAACTAAGGCTTTGCAAGATTATCAAGCCAAGCAAAAAGATAGCGTTATTGATTCAATCTATAAATCAGGTTGGCTTGATAAAGGTTACACTGTTGCTCAAGCTAATGCCATTTTAGAACTGCAAAAAGCTAAAGGAATGAGTGCAATTTTGTCTAAAGATGAAATTGATAGCGCACTTAGAAATCTCAAGATCATCGAAGAACAACAGGAGCGAGAAGATAAATTAACTGAAGCTAAAAGAAAGCAGACGCAGGAAATTGAAAAACAAGCAAAACTTACTAAACGCTTGGTCGGTATTTCCGGTCAATCCGGTATTGGTACTGGTCCACATCTTGACGTCCGATATGGTGGCTCATTGTCAGGTCAGAAAGTTTCTAATGAACATCTGGCACGATTACAGGCGGGAGGAAAACCTTTAACTTCCTACAAGATCAGTTCTAATTATGGTCCACGAAAAGCCCCAACTAAAGGGGCTTCTTCATTTCATAAGGGTATTGATTTTTCAATGCCTGAAGGCACACCGATCACGACCAACGTTGCTGTGAAAGATATCAAGACATGGTATGACAGCAAGGGAGGTGGTTATGTCAGTGAAGTGATCTTTGAGGATGGAGTGTCTCTTAAGCTTCTACATCAATCTCCAAAGATGCAGAGCAAGGTGAAAGGTGGTGCAAGTAAAGGAAGTGATAAAGCAGCTGGTGATATTCAATCTCAACTTGAACGTCAACAGGATTTGCAACGGTCACTTGAAAATGAGGTGGCTAGTGAAGTCGGACGGATTAACAATAATAGAAAGGCAAGACTGGAGGATGTTGATAAAGCAAACTTTAGCCCGGAACGTACTGCAGAAATAAAGGCGGAAATAAATCGTCGTGCAGATAATGATATTGCTATAGCCAAACAAGCCCTTAGAACGAAATTGGAAGACTATAAGGAGTTCCAGAAAACCGAGGAGCAGTTACTTGAGGAGAGCTTTAACCGTAAAAAGTTCAATGCAGCTCATGACATTGAATTAAGTAAGTCTGAGCAGAAGCAAGCCGTTGAATTGCTGGAACAGCAAAAACAGCAAGAGTTAGGGTTATTAAAACTAGCTCAGGAACAGCGTTTATTTCAGGCACGTTTATCATTGCTTTCTGAAACCCAAGCCATGCAGGAGAGGTACAGACTCGAACGGGAGGAAATTCTTAAGAATACCAAGCTTTCTATAGAAGAGCGGCAAAAGCTAATCGCATTATCTAAAGCCAATCAGGATAAAGAGACACGCGATAAAGTGAATAATGCTGCTCAAAACTGGGGTAATATCCAAGCCGATATGAATGGTACCGGAGAATTTTTCAGACAGGATCAGGAACGATTTAGCCGTTTAAATGCTGCAAATGATTTAGCAGATAGTCAATTTGCTGCTACTGATCTTGATGAAAAAAATGGTTTAGATGTTCTAAATGCACACATGGAAGCAGGACTCATCAAGCAACAGGACTTCGAAAACCGGAAAACAGCTATCATTCAAGCTGCTCAAGATCAACGTGATCAGATTGCTGCCGAATATGCTCAGAATGCTCAGGATATTGAAGATAAGTATCAACAAGATCGTCTGAATACCATAATTGCTTTTGGTGGGAACATGATGGGTTCACTCACATCGATGTTTGGTTCAATGTTTGGTGAGCAATCGAAAGCATATAAGATTATGTTCGCTGCAGATAAAGCATATGCGATTGCAGCTGCAGGTATTGCCATTCAGCAAAATATTGCAGCAGCTTCAAAAGTAGGTTTTCCTCTTAATTTACCGTTGATTGCTGGGGCGGTTGCTCAAGGCGCTAGCATTATTGCAAACATCCGTGCAATCAAAGATCAAGGCTTTGCTGACGGTGGTTACACTGGATCTGGTAGAAAATATGAACCTGCTGGTATTGTCCATAAAGGAGAGGTGGTCTGGTCCCAAGAAGACATTAAACGCTGGGGGGGAGTTGGTTTAGTTGAGAAAATGCGTAAGAGTGCAAACCCTGAAGCTTTTCTCAATAACAATGCCTCGGCTGATAGTGTCATGCGCCGTGCATTGATGAGTTCTAATGCCTTTATAGAAAGCCAAAAGCAAGCTGACATCTTTAATCAACCGGTTCAAGATACTCAGATTATCTATAAAGGTAATAGAGACACACCTAAGTTGGCGTCTTCGGCAAATTCTGACTTATTCCATGATGGCAAGGTCTACTTCTCATCCAATGGTTTAGTTCAAGATCGATCAAATCTTGAGGATGTTCAAGACTTCACGATAAGTCAAACTTCTCGACCTCAAGCTGAGATTATGCCTTCAATTGAACCTTCTACACCGACAATCAATTTCAAAATTGAAGTGATTAATCAGGTGAGTGGAGCGACAGTTGAAGCTGAACAACTGGATGAGCAAACAGTCCGGATCATTGTTACAGATGAACTGGATAAGCAGCTTCCAAGAAAGGTACCGAAACTTGTAAGTGACCAAATCGCAAATCCAAACTCAACCATTAGTCGGTCTTTGACTGAGAATACGACAGCAAGACGGAATCGTACTTAATAATTTGAACCCTTTTCGGAGGGTTCATTTTCATAATATTTAAATTTCAAGGTGATAGAGTCTATTTGCATTTAAATTGATGGTTATGACATGAAAAAAATAATTGTAATTCCGACAATACTTTTAAGCCTTACGGGATGTGCCATTCCTGCGGTAAATAATCTCGTAAGATCTACAAATATGTATCAAGATGAAATAGCAGGTGATACAGCGAATTTAAGGGTTTATAGAAGTAATGTACCCATGGTGCAGTTCTATATTACTTATCAAAATAATGAGGGTGAAAAAATTTCAAAAAACCTAATAACTAAGCAGATTTCAAATAATTTAACAAAGTATGGCTCTATGCATGAGCCCAAAAAATTAAATATGCCTAAACCCACAATCAGTTTAAATAACGGTGAAGAGTTTTTTGAGTTTAAAGTACCCGCAAATAAGAAGTTAACTTTCAGGCTTACTTCTGTTATTGGGTCAACTACTATGTATAGTTGTGATGTAAAAATGGACTATCAGTTGGAAAGAAATGGAAATTATGAATTGATCCGCTTAAAACAGATCAAAGATTTTGTGAGTCCAGCTTTACTGACTGAACCATCTCAAGATGAAGCCTACTGCAAGTTTGTAGTAAAAGAGATTTTTGAAGATGGTAAAGAAACTATTATTAAATCGATTTCTTAATGTTAAATCGTTTTTGTAATTAATTTAAATATCTAAAACTTATTTCATCAAACCACCCTTCGAGGTGGTTTTTTATTACCTGAAGGAAAGTTATGTACAAGTTAAAGCTAAATCCTCAGACCAGCGGCTATGGCGTAACACCGGGTGATGATGTGAAACGTCAGCAGATGGATGGCGGTCGTGGTCGCTATTACATCGATGTAAAACGTAACAGCCACATTGTTGATGTGAACTGGAATTTAAGTAAAACCGATTTCAATAAAATGATGGCTTTCTGGCGGGTCTACCAGAACAAACCAGCCTCATTTTATGCGGATTTGGTGATTGATCAGGGAACACGTCAGCAATACCTGTGTAACTTCATTCCGAACTCGTTCAAGACCAATGAAGTTAATGGCAATCTTTACCGGGTAAATGCTCAGCTCGAAGTTGTTCAAAACCAGCCTAACCTGAATGCCGATATAGCATTAATTAAAGATTGGGAGGTCTAATGGATAACGAATATGCCGAATTCTTTTTCAATCGAAAAGTTGATATTTATCAACTGGAATGTATTGAACTCTCACACCCTTCTTTTATGAATACTTACCGGGTAGTCCGTAATGATGACCGAGGGGTGTATGTTCAGCACAATGAAGGTGAAGGGCAGGTGCTTTATGAATACCTGCCTATGACAATTCAAAGATCCGGAATGCTGGGCGATCTAGACCAGACTTTAACAGTCTCTATTTCAGGTCTTGGTGATATTTTGCCGGATGAGTTTGAACGGGTAATAGAAGGTCAATTTCCGGATGTAAAACCAACAGTTAATTATCGGCTTTATAGTTCAGATAATTTAAATACACCGATGCATTATCTGCTTGGCTTACAACTCGCCGGTGTTTCAATGAACCATAAAGCTGTGACGTTCAAAGCTGAATCTCCACGATTAAATACCGCTAAAACTGGAGATATCTTTGCACTAGACCGCTTTACTGGTCTCAAGGGGGCTATATGAAAAGTCATGATCATTTGCTTGATAGACAATATGACGAGGAAAACTACAACTGTGTTCATTTTGCTCATGAAGCTGCATTGGATCTATATGGAATAGACCGGGTGGAAGCACTTGAATTTTTTATGAAGCCTATTAAAGAAAAGGTATTTCTACCATCAAGGTTAAAACTTTTAAATCCACTGCCCATGCCCAAGGAAGGCTGCATAGTCGCCTTTCACTCGAGATACCGAAACAAGCCCCCACATGTGGGGCTTTTTCGTTTGGGGCGTATTTTGCATTTGCAGGAATCAGGCGTTTCATGGATGCCAATTCAAGTCGTTCAAGCATTTGGATTTAATCGTGTGAGTTTCTATGATTAAGATTATTTATAAACAAGACCCTTTATCCGAAGACAAAACAATTGAACACGCTGAAACTTTGGGTCAATGGCTTACTTCAAAATATGACCATATGCCTGAGCATGTCCGTATTTTTCATACCATAAGCAATATGGATCATGCGGAAATTTCATTTGCGAATGAAGTCACACCGAAGAATGCATATGAATTAAAGCAGCTTGATTTCTTGCCAGGCACTTTCATTGTAATTGAGAATCCCAAGGGTATAGACCCCATAACTCTAGCTTGGATAGCGGTTGCTTCTATAGTTATGGGTGTGGCTGTTGCATTATTAATGCCTGTGCCCTCAATTACCCAAACCAACCAGAATAACAATCAATCCTCGTCTGCAAATAACGAATTATCAAACCGTGAAAATAAAACTCGCGTAAATGGTCGTATCGCAGATATTTATGGTGCCGCTCACGATACCCCTGATCTGATTACTGTGCCTTACAAGGTATATGAAAACAATGTCGAAGTAGAGCATGTTGTTGGTTGTATTGGTCGTGGTCACTATAAAATTAACGGTGCATATGATGGTGAAACCAACATTGTTGATATTGCCGGCGCATCGGTAGAAGTCTTTCGACCAGGTGTAGATATTGTTTCAGGTGAGCCATATTTTTCGCTTGGTACCGAAATTACCACGCCGCCACTAACGGTTCAGCATCAAACTTCTGTTAATGGCCAAGTTCTCCGTCCAGCAGATACACAGTCTTTAGAAGGTACGAACTACCTTCATTTTGCATATCCAAACGAGATCCTTCGGGCAACGGCAAACAACACAGATTTAACCACTAAGTTTGTAAGTAATGACCGTGTAGAAATCACCAATGCCTCATTCACGTTTAATGGCCAGACTTATTATTTAAACGGCACTTACAGCGTTCTATCAGTTGCTGATGATCGCATGACGTTATCAAATCCGGCGGCCGTTAATGCAAACTGGTTAAAGCTTAAAGAGTTAAGTACCCAGCAAACAGCAGCTTTGTCACCAAAGATCAGTTCAATAGGTGAAAAGTGGATTGGTCCATTCATTCTAGACAATGTCGAACGAAGTCGGGTGCTGTGTAATTTTGTGGCCACAAATGGACTTTATACCGTTTCTTCAGGTGGAAATCAGGGTGCTGTAAACGTCACGATTGAAGTTGAAGTAACGCCGGTTAATGAATCTGGTGCAGCCATTGGCAATCCAATGCTGAAGCAGATCATTTTAAAGGGTTCGGCAAAGTCACGCCAAACGGTTGGTGCAACGCTGGATATGGTGACTTTTCAGGGGCGCTGTAGTGTCCGTGCACGCCGTTTAACTCCAACACCGGCAGTTACCACTGTTGTTGATGAAGTAAAGTGGCAGGCGCTTTACGGTGCTTATCCTTTACAAAGCACAGTGTATGAGCATGAAACGGTTTTCCGTGCACGTACATATGCAACGACTGGAGCATTGTCAGTTAAATCCCGCAAGATCAATTTTGATCTCCAGCGAATGTTGCCGACTTATAAAAACGGGGCAATGACAACAGAGCTATATCCAACGTCTAGCTTTGCTGATGCTTTGGTATCTATGGCACTCGATGACAAGATTGGCCGCCGTTCGATCGATGAGATTGATCTGGAAAACATCTATCGCACATATAACGATGTAGTTGATTATTTTGGTACACCGCTAGCGGCTGAGTTCTGTACCACAATTGATGATACAAACCTGTCTTTTGAAGAGCTGGTTACCAATCTTTGTGATGCCGTATTTTGCACTGCATATCGTCAAAATAATAAGCTCAAGCTTTATTTTGAACGGCCAACCGATAACTCTGTAATGCTGTTTAACTTCAGGAATATCATTCCGGATAGTTACAAGCATGACCTGACCTTTGGCGTGATGGATGACTACGACGGACTGATCTATGAATACACGGATCCGACCGACGATAGCCGTATCAATATCTATTTACCGGATAAAGGAGCCAAAAACCCTAAAGAGGTGAAATCTGTTGGTGTCCGAAACAAATGGCAAGCTCATTTCAATGCGTACCGGATTTGGAACAAGATGCGCTTCCAGCGCAAATCCATTACCTTTGATGCGGCGCCTGAGTCTGAGTTGCTTGTGCTACGTGACCGTATTGCTGTAGCAGATTATCGCAATGGTATTCATCAAAGCGGGGAAGTGGTACAGCAAGAAGGTTTAATCCTCACCTTAAGCCATGATGTAGATTTCATTGCAGGCAAGAGCTATGTGATTTATCTGCAAATGGGGGATGGCACAGTGGACCTTATTCCTGTTACCGCTGGATCTGCCAAGAACAAGGTGGTTTTAGGCCGTTTACCGAACGGGGCCTTAAAGCTTAGTCCTGATGATTTTGTGAATACTATCTATACGGTGGTTAATGACGATACCAAAGGCTCACTGCCTTATCTGGTCGCAAAAAGAGAGCCAGCTGACCAGTTCTCCAATACCATTACGGCAATTAACTACGATGTGCGTTATTACCTCAATGACAAGGACTTTATTGATGTGCCGGTTGATGATTCACCGATCTACATCCGATATGACCAGCTGGATATAAATCTGGCGCGTTTATATCAGATGCAAAGAGGGGATTTGCCAACGACTGGAGAAATCAGTTTTGTAGTTGAAGCTGGTGCACTGGTTTCAAGTTCGAGTTCTTATCGACCTGAGACCAGATTTGTCTATAAATTCGACTATAACTCTAGTCCTCCGAAACAGGAATTTATTGCCCCTGCGGCGACTGAACTACCGGCCATTGATACTGGTGAGTTCCCACCTGATCTGGTGGTAAATCTGACGATTAAAGGTGCTGTTGTTGGGCGTGGTGGAGATGGCGGGTTGCCACATTTGGCATTTGGTGCATGGTCTACCGATCCGGATTACAACTTTACTAAAACCCGCCGTGACGGTTTTCAGGGAGCACCCGGTTTATTAAACCGGCACAGCAAACTAAACCTGATTATTGATGGTGGAACTTTGGCTCGTGGCGGCTCAGGTGGGGGAGCTACACCAAGTGGTATTTACACTGGATTGTCTTATGGTGTTCAGGGTATTCCGGGTGGAGCTGGTGCACCATTTGGACGGGTCATGACAGGCCAGCCAATTTCAAGCGACTCACAAGATTGGCGCTGGTATTTTGGAAGTTACTTCAATGTCTTAAAAATTACTGATGCCGAAGCTTCGGTACCCGGTAAAGGTTATCGAACCCAAAATGACCGTTATGGATCTCCATTATCAGGCGATGGCGGAAACTGGGGCGAACGTGGTACCAAGTCCACCAATGATGGAACATGGAATTGGCAATACCATGGAACGACTGAAGGTCAGCCGGGGCCGGGTGGACCTGCAATTGTGGGAGTTGCACCACTGACAACTCAATTGATTAATGGAGGGAAAATCTTACAAACCCTTTAAACCTTATAAGAACTTTGAGCACCCAATTCGGGTGCTTTTTTATTGTCTAAAAATATCTGGAGAAATTTATGGAACCAGTTTCCACTAGCGGTTTTACAGCACTTTTAAAATTATATGGGATTGCAATCATGGTGACTTTAGCAGTCGGTTTGGTTGCAGCAGTTGTATTAATGACTCGTATGCCACGCTCACCACAAGAGTGGGCAGTTGGTTTGATCTGTACGGTTGTATCAAGTTTGGCTGGCGGCTCATTCATTATTGTGAAGTGGGGACTTCATGAATGGGTTACTGATGTATGGGGGATGATTGCTCTAGGTGGGTTCTTCTTTGTTTGTGGTTTACCCGGTTGGGCTTTAGTCCGTTGGATTTTTAATTTTATAGATAAACAGGAAGGTAAAACGATCGTTGAAGTGATCAAAGAGTTTAAGAAAGCCAGAAAAGACATTGAAAACAGTTAATGCCGCCTTCGAGCGGTTTTTTATTACCTAAGGAAAAGTTAAATGAACATTGAACAATATCTTGACGAACTCATTAAGCGTGAAGGCGGGTATGTAAATAACCCAGCTGATCGCGGCGGTGCAACTAAGTATGGAATTACTGAAGCAGTTGCTCGAGCAAATGGATTCAAAGGTAATATGCGAGATTTACCTCTGGATGTGGCCAAAGCAATTTACCGCAAAAACTATTGGACAGCTCCACGATTTGACCAAGTAAATACTGTTAGTTCCATGGTGGCAGAAGAGCTTTTGGATACAGGTGTAAATTGTGGTACCGGTTTTGCAAAACCCCTTTTACAACGAGCTTTGAACTTACTAAACAACCAAGGTAAAGCTGGATATGCAGATTTAGAGGTTGATGGGGTTTATGGATCTGAAACTCTTAGAGCTCTAAAAACCTATCTGGCCAAACGCGGGAAAGAAGGTGAGAAAGTACTGGTGCGAGTGCTCAATATTATGCAAGGGCAACGCTACATTGAAATCTGTGAACGCAATAAAAGCCAAGAGCAGTTTTTCTATGGCTGGATCGCCAATAGGGTTGTTATATGAAATTCTTTCATTGCAGACATTCAAAGATAGCTTTCACAATCACATTGCTGTGCATTTTATTTTCAGGATGCACAGCTCATTCTATTCATAACAATGTGAATGTTGGAATATGTTTAAAAGCCATTTAATGAGGGCTGTTGAGATTTTAAGCACGGTAATATTTCTTAAGTTCAACCATAAATGCTCGATAGTGATTATATAAATCACCTTGCATGGTTGGCAGACTATCTAACAATTTATTTTCTGCTTCTTTGATAATTCTTGAGTCTTTCGATTTTTCTCTTTTATCCAAATCGTAAGTCTCAAGGAATATGTTGTATATCAAAAGAATGGATTCTAATTTTCTACCCAGTTCATCAATTTTATTTTTAAAATGCTTATTGTAGTCATCTTCATTTATTATAAATGCCAGATCCGATAGTTTTTGCATAGAAAAGTCTTTTAATTTACATAAAAAAATATTATTTTTTTCTAATTCTTTATATTGTTCGATTTTTTCTTTAAATTCTAAACCAGTATAATCCATCAAGAAGCCAATGAGGGAGATAGCTTCTGCCTTCATATCAAATAAGTCATCGTAGAATTTCATAATAAATTCAGAGTTCACTTGTTTATTATGTTGATCTTTCCAATCATTAAATAGTGATATTGCAATTAAGGCTGCAAACAGTGTAGCTCCTATTGAGAATATATCCTTAATAAAAGATATATCAATTTTTTGTCCATAAAAATATTTCAACATTACTATTAGCATAAAACATATGGAAACTACTATTCCAAAAATGCATATAGCATTAACTACATTGTCTTTATTTAGGCGCATATTACAGCTATCAAAAATTATTTATTAATAATCAATAATTCACCCCAAGTAAAGGGATTTCTACTCAATTTACCTCGCGACATCGACCAGTTCCGATTGGGTACAAAACAAGGTCCGACACTAATTTTTTTCTTTCCAAATTTACTATGGATACCATCCATAGCCTGCATCAAACATTCCTTTTTCTCTATATGTTTAAAATCGGTGAGAAGGTCATAAGTATGGCCAGACTTTGGCTCTAAACATGTCAGCACTACGCCGCACTTCTTATATTTAATTCCTTCTTTGTAGATATCGTTTAACATCCTCGTAGCTGCTTTGACAAAATCTATCGCGCAATCCGTAGGTTCAGAAAACGAACCTGTGATTGATTTGTTGTAGAACGGCACATTGGCATCGAAAGGGTTTGACTGTACAAAAGCAATCATGCAACCACATAAAAGACCTTCATCACGAAGTCTTTTACACGCATCTTGAGCATACATAGAGATAGCTTCTTTTAGATCCGTTAGTTCAGTTACACGACCACCGAAAGACCGGCTTGCAACTATTTGCTTTTTTGATGGTGGGGTGTGCTCGATCTCAATGCATGATATGCCTTGTAATTCGTAGATCGTTCTGGCCATGACGATAGAAAATTTCTTTTGCATTTCTCTAGGTTCAGCACAAGCTAGATCAAGTACCGTATTAATCCCCATACTTTGCAACTTTTTTGAATGCTTACGACCAACGCCCCAAACTTCAGAAACATCTATTTGAGCAAAGTAATATTCTTTATTGCACGGATCCATATTAACGAGGTCACAAACGCTGTTAAATCCGGGATTTTTCTTTGCAATATGATTTGCAATCTTTGCTTCTGTTTTACTTCTGCCGATTCCAACGCATACCGGTAAGCCTAGCCATTTCCATATTTGCTGGCGCATTTGCTGCCCGACTTTTTCTAAATCAAAGTTCTTTTCATAAGCTGTGAAATCTACAAAGCACTCATCAATCGAGTACGGTTCAACTTCTTCTGCAGTTACGTAAGAGGCAAGGATCGTATGAAAGCGCCGTGACATTTCTGCATACATTGCATAGTTGCTTGAAAGAACAATTACGTTATGTTGCTGAACAATGTCTTTAATTTGAAAAAGCGGCACACCCATTTTTATATTTAAGGCTTTTGACTCATTGCTACGCGCCACGGCGCACCCATCATTATTGCTGAGAACAATCACAGGTTTGTTGTTCAAACTGGGTTCAAAGACTCTCTCACATGAAACGTACATGTTGTTGACGTCAATCAAGAAAAAGACTTTGTTCTCATGTTTCATGACTTATTTCTTATCATTTTAATAATGCAGGTGACAACGCCCCAAATAAGCAGCTCTTGGCCATCCATTAAATAAATATTTTTATATTCAGGATTTTCAGCTTTAAGCCATTGGCCGCTCTCATCAATCATTAGTCGCTTTACAGTAAATTCATTATCGACTAGAGCCACAACGATATCGCCGTGTTTTGCATCAAGACTTCGATCTACAATCAACTCGTCATCAATATCAATGCCAGCGTTAAGCATCGAAAGCGAAGCAACTTTTACAATAAACGTTGAAGTTTCGTTCTTAATTAAGTGCTCATTCATATCGAGCACTTTGTCTATGTAATCTTGTGCGGGGCTGGGGAAACCAGCGGAAATCTTTTCAAGTGCGTAGGGGATAAGCATGTGAGTTGATGGTACAACTTGCTTAAATGATAAAGCCTCAGATAAAACAATACTTTGTGTGATGTATGGTTTTATCTTGATAATGGACGGTGCAATTTCGCTCATATATTTCCCCTAGCTTGATTTTGTAACATATTCAAAATGATATTCTAGAGATGAGCTTAAATTCAAATTTAAAAAGCTGTGGATAAACAAATAGAAGTCAAAAATTGACGTAGCCAAAAGTGCATTTGGTCGGAAATTCTACGCACTTAATTGGCTGATTTTCTTGGTTTAGGGAAATATTCTGCAGTAAATTCACCTAGGGGCATCTCAAAGAAAAATTGATCAGCATCTTCTTTTTTACAGTTCAGCCAGTCTTCTCGATACTCTTCGGGGATTACAATAACCGATCGCTTCTCATCTTCGGGTTTATGGAACTGTGACATAAAAGGGTGGTTATCTGCATTAATAGTTAGCATCGACATTGATCTAACTTGTTGGCCATCAACCACAGTTGAATCATATATAGCTGCAACGGTGAAAGGTAAGCCGTCTTCTCTATAAATTCCCCAACGTTCTGCTTTACCATTCACATATCTCGGTTCATAGATCTTTTCGACTGGTATTAGTGCAAACTGGCTTTTAGCCCATGCATGTCGAAAGCTTGGTTTTTTATCGACTGTCTCGGTTCTAGCGTTATAAGTATATTTCGAAAACTTTAGATCGTGGTTCCATGGTGGAATCATGCCAAACTTCACAGAGCGCCATTCAAGATTGCCATTATTGCTAAAAATAAGAGGGCAATCGTAACCAGGATACACATCATCTTTATATTCGAATGTTGGTTCGAACAGATCTAGTAGATGTACCCTGTCTTTTGATATTGGTTCATAGTTAGCGCACATAGCTATTTAACCTAAGGTATATATTATTTTTAATAATTTATACATCTAAAGATCCAAAAGCTAATTAGATTGATTTAATTGGTATTGATTTTTACGTAATTCCATAATTTGATCATCAATAAATACAAATTTACTTGTTATCTTTTTATTCATTTCTGCATTTTCTTCTCTTAGTTTTTTATTTTCATTTTGAATTGAAATTAATTTCTCATTCAACTTTTGATAAGAGTTCTGATCACTATTTTTGAATAATAAATACATCAAAATACCAGACAGAACTATGCAAGCAACAGTTGTGAAAAATTCAGCTGTTTTATGAATTTTGGTATCGACATGTTTATTTAGAAAAAGGAAAAAAAGAGATATAAATCCAACAATACAAAGCCAAAAAGAAAGCATAAATATAAGAGACTGAGTTACATTCTCGGCTTTTGTGAAAATATTAACATTAACAGATACAAAGGTAAAAAAAGCAGCGAAAAGTGCAATAGTACCTAAAACAGAGTTTCGTGTTTCTTTAAGCTCAGTATTAGTATCAGCTTTATGCTTATCAATATCCCTAACAGCATCATTTAATTTTTTATCAAGAGAACCCAGAGCAAGTTGCTGTTTGGTCAATAAGTTTTCTTCAATATTATCAACTTTTTGCTTTAATATTGCATCAAAATTTCCAAAACTAACTTGTTGTTGATTCAGAGAACTAGCATTAAAGGATTTATTACCCGGACTTTCGAAAGAAAAGCTTGTAGTAGAATTCGGTTTGTCACTATAAACAGAATTTGTTTGTTGTGAACTATTACTTGCCTTTCCTTTTTTAAAAGATGTATCTTGTTTTGTGGAAGGTGGTATTAAAGTATCTTTATTATAAATATTACTTGAGGATGTAGTAGTGAAAGTTGAGATATTATTTTCATCAGTCGTAGAGATTGATGAAGTTTTATTTGTAAAAACTCCATCAAACCTACTCTTATTTATAGAATTACTATCTTTTTCTGAAGACATTTTTATTCACTAAGTAAAGTAATATATCTGTTTAATTTTTCTTTAGGTATTTCATTTAAAAAAGATGATAGAAAATCACTTGTAATAATCATCTTTTCAATTGGAAAAGTATTAAAGTCTTGGGTAATTAACAAAACATCATTTTCTATACCATTAACAAAATCTCTTTGTTTTCCGACTTCAATTTGATAATTATCATTACACAAAGTGTTATAAAACTTTGTTTTGAAAACAAAACGTAAGAAAGGTTCACTTAAATCGGGTTCATCAAGTTTTAAGAGTTTCTCTTTGATTATTTTTTCAGGATTACTATGAATTTGAAAATGTCTAGTTATGTAACCAATTCTAGTTATTTCAACATTTTCTTTTTCAAATAGATCTTTAATTTCCTTAATAATATCAGAAAAAATTAAGGTAATGTTTTCTTGATTTTCGTGTTTGAAAATAAGATCACATCTTGCGCCAGTTATGGATAATTCAAAATTTTGGTCATTAGATGTAATTTGACAACGTGGAAAGTCCGCAGGAGCATCGCTTGGTATAGGAAAGATAAACGTTTGTAAATCTAAATTATTATGAGCGAAAACATTTTTTCTTCTAAGTGATACAGAAAACTCATCGTATTTTAAGTTAACTGGTGGATTTGCAAAGAAGAATGCAAATCGCAGGTCAAGAATTGGCATTTTTTGTTCCATAGTCATTAGACTGAATTAAACAAAGTGATTGTAGAGCAGCAGTCAGACACTTTAACCAATTTAAGGTATGAATTTCAATGACAATTCCTTAATGCAACTTATTTTCTTTCTTATACTAGAAAATTTCTTGTACTTGGGAGCTTAGAATTTGTACAAGGATAAGTTTGAAAGTTGATAACTGTAACGCCTTGTAATGTGGATTACGAAATATTATGTAATAAAGTCTCTATATACAAATACTAAGTATTAAAAACCCATTTTTAAGTAGTAAAATCTAGTTTTTAACCAGCATACTATTTTTAATCACGATATCATTGTTATGCTCAATCCATTTTTCTTGAATATTCCTTAGGGATTTTTGTTCAAAATAGATTCTATTTTTAATCAATGCTTTAACAGGTTCTGAAATAATTACATCTTCAATCAAATTCATAGCTTTCTTTAAATCATCAAAAGAAACTTGAATATAACCATCCGTTATATCGTTATCATCATCGTCAGTGGTGTGGTTAATTAGTCTTTTAATCGTATAGCTTCCAATTGCTAAACTGTTCGCAATAGTGCCAAAGGTTCGGCGTAAATCATGGAACGTAAATTCTATACCAGAATTCTCAGTTACTTTTTCTCGTGCTGCTCGGCGATCTGAAATATGAGAAACACCATTTCTATCAGTAAAGACATATTTATTATCACCGGCACGTTTTTTACGTTCACGCATAATGTGCCAAAGGGTGTCACCCATAGGCAATAAAAGGTCCTCATGGTTTTTAGTGTTAATGATTTTGATGGTACCGAACTGAAGGTCCACATTTTTCCATTCGACAGATTCAGCCTCACTACGTCTAAAACCAGTTAAAGCAAGTAAAAATAAAAAGTCTTGATTTGTGTAGGCTCTAAAATCATTATTTTGCTCACCCATCCAGTAAGTGGTGGCAACAGCAAGCGCCCATGCTTCGCGCTGATCCGCACGAACGTGGCCTTTTCTGCGTTTAATTTTATTGAAAGCTTTTTCTTCTTTAACAATAACAACCGGGTTTTTAATATTTAGAATTTTATTTCCTGACTCATCTTTATATCTGCTAATCGTATGATTAAAGAGAGCATGTAAAAATTTTGATGCTAGATTAGCTCGGGAAGGGCTTGCTTCCGAAAGCTTTAAATGACGATCAATAATCATTGCACTGGTGATTTGATCAAGTTTTAAATCTTTCCAATCACTAAAGTAGTTCTCTATGCAGCCGTCATAGGCAATTAAAGATGTTTCCGCCAGCTTTTTACGCAATTTATAGTATTGGTAAGCTTCACTAAGGGTAGGGACTAGCTTTTGTAAGGCATCATTTTGAATTGCTGAAGCTCGTATTTCACGCTTTTGCTTAACTGGATCTACTCCCTCATCCATCAAGATAAGAAGCCGTTTAGCTTCAGTTCTGGCTTGTTCTAATGTATAGACGCCATGTTTTCCAATAACTTTACGTTTAGACTTGCCATTAGGCATTTTCTTTTCAGCAAAATAGCTTTTAGTTTTGCCCACACATAAACCAAATCCTATAGTTACTGTATCTCTGTAAAAGATTTGTTTCTCTTCAGACAAAGGAATAGAGTCTATTACCGATTTAGTAAATTTAATGTGTTGAGCCAT